TGAGCTGCTCCATGTTGGTTCTTCGGCAGACCCTATCTACATGAAAAAGGCTCGGCTTTCCAGTTATCAACACGGAAAACCCTTTATTTGGTGGATTGCATCCTGCGCATTATCGCCTCGCAGGAGAGGCCCGCTATTCGACTTCGCTCAAGCGCTTCCGCGAGGTCTCCCGCCATTCTGTCAGCTTCCTCAAGCAATCCCCCGAGCACCACGACGGCAGAGATTCCTGCCTGGCGCTGCTGGGTAGCGATGGTGTCGCAGGTGGCTCTGTGGCCGTTCCGCAATCGGGTGATTTCACCCCGCAGCCCGTCAGCAGCAGACTCAGCAGCAGCGGCGCGGCCTTGGGCCAATTCCAGTTTCTGTCGTGCACTCTCCCCCTCCTCGTCCGCCACGGCTTGGCGGCGCTGTTCTTCGGTTCTGGCCTGTGCTGCAGCGCGCCGATCACGCTCGGCAACCAGCAGACGGTAGTCGGATAGCTCAGACCTCGCTTTCGAAACCTCTGATTTTCCCGCTCCCACGCGTATTTCCTGGCCTCCAGCCACTAGCACCAACGCGATCAACCACCAGCACCAGGCCGGTAACGCGGCGATCCATTTCATACCAGCGCCCGCCGTACGCCCTCATCGATAATCGCCGGTGGGTACGGATTGCCACCGTTCTCATGGATGATGATGCTGACAACCATCCCGCGCAGGATAACCGGGTCCTTGATGTTGATCGGGTCGGTGGCGTGAACGCCGATGCGCTTGGCTACGGCGCTGGCGTAGGCCTGAGTGTCGTTCTCGTTGCTCGGCGCCCAGCGGTTAATGGTTTCGAGCACGGTGTCGATGCCTTTCCCTCCAACGCCGGGCATACCGTCCTTGCCCCGGTAGTTGATAAGCAGCTTGCCCAGGGCTCGGATGCCGTTTTCAGGCGTGTCGAAGATGGCGAACCGGCCGCCAGACTCCTTGCCGATCTGGCCCTGCCAGTCGTTGCGGGGATTGAAATCAATGTTGCCGGGGTTTTTGTTGCGGACGCCGCGGGGAGTGGTCATGGGTTTGCTCCAGGATCGAGTAGGGTGAGGGATTTTTTTTTCCCTCAGCCCTCTCACACCACCGTACGTGCGGTTCCGCATACGGCGGTTCAACTAATACGCTGGAGTCCCTGCACAGTGCTGCGCAGCGAGACCAGCCCCATTTTGGCGAAGTACAACGTCGGTACTGCCTGATTCATGTGTTTGGATGCCGAGTTCCACCAAGGCCCTCGCCCGTTTACACTCGACTTCCACGCCCGCTCAGGCCTAAGCCCAAGCAAGATGAGTCGTCGTTCGCGGGTCTTCGGGGTTTTCCACTGTCGCCAGAGCAGGCAACGTAGTTTTCGACGCAGCCACCAATCGAGTTCCTCCAGCATCCGCATGTTCGCGGTAAGCCGAAAGTAGTTTGCCCAACCCCGCAACACGGGATTTAGCATCTCTATAGTGTGAGACAAGGACCGTCCTCGCCCCTTGCGCAGCAACTCACGAACTCGATCCATCAGTCTTCGCAGGCTTTCGGGGGCAGGTCGCACCCGTGTCTCTTGGCGATAGATCGTAATCGCGTAGCCCAGAAACTTTCGCTTCCAAGGCCGTGCTACTGCGCTTTTCTGCTCGTTGATACGTAGCTTCAGATGACCCTCCAGGAAGGCTCTGATGTTCGCCATCGCCCGTTGCCCTGCGCCTTCACTGCCGATGTAGATATTGCAGTCGTCAGCATATCGGCAGAACTTCAACTGCCGCCTTTCCAGCTCTCGATCAAGATCGGTCAGCAGGATATTCGACAGTAATGGGGACAGCGGCCCACCCTGAGGCGTACCCTCGCTGCGGGGTTGAATCACGCCATTAGCCATCATCCCCGCCTCTAAGAAGCGCCGGATCAGCTTGAGTACGCGACCATCCCTCACTCGATAGGCGAGTCGAGCCATCAACACGTCGTGGTTGACCCGGTCGAAGAATTTCTCCAGGTCGATGTCCACTACCCAGTGCTTTCCTTCGGCCACATACTCTTTCGCCTTGACGACCGCATCGAGCGCACTTCTCTGCGGACGAAAGCCGTAGCTGCCATCGGAGAAGGTTGGCTCGAAGATCGGTTGCAGTACTTGATGGAGCGCCTGCTGGATAAGCCGATCCACCACCGTGGGTACGCCGAGTGTTCTAACCCCGCCATTAGGCTTGGGAATGTCCACTCGGCGCACCGCCCGTGGCAGGTACCGATCCTCCAGCAGTGCCGCCTTCACACTTGGCCAGTGCACCAACAGCCAGTCCTTCAGTTCCTCAACCGTCAAGCGATCAACGCCTGGCGCGCCTCGGTTCTTCAGGACGCGCTTGTACGCTCGTCGCATGTTGCTGGGTTCGACCACCTGCTCCATGAGCCGGTAGTCCTCCGATTTCGTTCGCCCAGCCGTCGCCGCAACCCCCTCAGCACCTTGCGGGCTTCTTTCCGGATTCCGTCCGGCCATGGCAGGCAGGCCTCCCGTGTCGGGAGCTTCTGCGTCATCGTGGGTTGTCGAGATCAGCTGTTCTACTCTCGGTATTAATCGTTCAGGCCTTCAGTCTCGCGACCTACTATGCCCTCTGCTGACTTCTGCACAGTCATTCCAGCACCTCGCGGTGCCGGTAGCCCTGACGGGCAACCGTGCAGATCTCCCCGGGTATTGCGCACCCACTTTCACGCTTATGCCTGTCGGATCTACGTCATGGCGTTCTGTGCAAGTATTGGGTTTCGCAGATTTCGGACTGCTTACCCCGCCATGCCGCCTCGTATCCGCTTCCTGTTCGTCAGGCCAGCGATTTGCCTCGGGCTTCCTTCAGACTCGCAGTCGCCCGCGAAACCCTTGCCTCTAGCTAGCACTTCCCCTTGCCGGGTGTGCGGGGGACTTCCACCCCTGAGTGAGCGCGCCCTGCCGGGCGCACCGAAAAAAAGCCCGCGGTTAGCGGGCTGTAAATTGAATTGATGCGCCAGCGCATGCTCTGCACTAACAGCGAGAACGCTTGTATACTTCGGAAATTTCGCTCGAGAAGGGACAACATGCGAAGCACTTCCATTCCTCTGGATTTCCCCGAATCTGATCAGGTCATCTACGCCTCGGAGAACCTCGTAGCGATCTACTGCCCCGCATCCGACACTCCATCTAGGCAACTGGTGGTTGCTTTCCATGCGTTGCAGCTTACGCAATATCTGGACTTGCCTCGCAAGGGCCAGAGCCGCGAGACCCTACGGGCTGCGGGGCTGGATGCGGTCCAGGTCATCCCTCGCGGCAATCAGTGGTATCAGTACGACGATATTGACGAAATGATCTTGGCGGTTCGCACCATCTCCGATAGATACCAGGAGGTCGTGGCATACGGTCAGTCAATGGGCGCCTACGCAGCCATTCACACATCCGCAGCTCTTCAACCGTCGAAGGTACTTGCGATTTGCCCGCAGTTCTCGGTCGATCCAGCGCGTATTTCTTTCGACTCGGGCTTCAAAGTGCTAGCTGCTGATATCAGCTTTGTCCGGGACGACATTTCCAAAAATGCCAGTAAAGATACAGAGTTCGTCATAGCATTTGATCAGCTTTATAAAATCGACAGTAACCACTACAAGGAATACGAAAAGAACCTGAAAAATCTGTATCGGCTCAGAATGCCCTTTTGTGGCCATGGTGTCAGCGAGTCACTCAAGCATGCTGGGATGATACCCGGGCATTTGCTAACCCTGATTACTGACGGCAAATCCCATATTGATACATTGCGCCAGGAATTCAGGCGAAATCGCCACCAGGTCCCCACATACATGGATGCCATGAAGCTGAAGATGGCTCAGTGGCACACCCGCAACAAAAATCTCGCGGAAGCCAGCCGCCACGCATTCTCACTGTACGAATCGACCAAGCTATTTTCCTCGTTACAGGTATTCTGCGAAGCAGCGGAAAAGGCCGGCACCCCAGAACAAGCCGCATCAAGATGGTTTTTCGCTATAAGCACGTTAAGTAGCGATGCCCCGTCCCTAGCGTACGTGCGCGCAGCAAAGTTTTCTAGGCTGAGTGGGGAAATGCAAATTGCAAAAAGCACGTGCTTGTCCGGCCTAAAGAAATTCCACAAAGATTTCGGGATTATGCGCGAGCTTCTTGACATCCATATCGAACAGCAAAACTTGAATGAGGCAAGGCGATTGGCTCAGCACCTGAAGGATGTGCACGGAAGTAAAGCTGCAGGCATTCTCAAAAATAGACAATCGGTACTTCAGGCTTAATTTGCTGTGCATAGCGCCCCGACGGGGGCGCTAGTCAACCCACCGGGGATTTAGGCGGCTGCGGCAGCCTCAAGCAGCATCGATTCCAGCGCGATCAGGTCCTCGCCCTTCAGGGCGGTCTCGAACGCAGCGAAAGCATTCGTAGACATTGCTCGGGTCGATATTGCCCGACCGGTGCCAGCGGTACGCATACCCCCCATCATCAGCTCCTTGTGCATACTCACGGTTTTAATGGCTGCGACTGTATTGGCGTACATCTCGATGCCGTTGTAGCGGATGCTGAGCTTGCCTGCGCCGCGATCGAAGATGATCACGACAGCAGTCAACTTGTCGGCCGCAAGCTTGATTGGCCAGGTTGCTGAGACAGACGACGCGATACTGATCGACCCGAATACCGCAGAGATCTGACCAGTTGGACTGACGTCGGAGTACATGCCCCATGGAGCTGGAACGGAGGTGTTCAACTCGGTTTCGGTGAAGCTACCGAAGGTCAGGTCAATTCCGCATACACAGCCGACCGTGAAGGAACCAGAGGTGTCGAATCCTGGCATGACCAGAGTGTTCGCCAGAGCATTGATCTTGTAGCCCTTCTTGCCGTTCACCATCGTGACGAAGTTTGCACCGGGCTGTGAAACGCCGTAGCTCGGAATGACGCCATCAGTTACGCGATCGAGGATGGAGCCAGATGCCACATCCCAATCGAAAAGGCCTGGCCAGTGTTTGAGCCCTGCGATGTTGGCGACGTTGATTTCAGCCTCAGAGACGTCGAGTTTAGGCAATCCGGGCACGGAAGCGGAGCCTGGGAAGGTCAGAATAGAGCGAGGCATATTTTCAAATCTCCAAGGTCATCGAGAAGGCGCAAAGCCAGTTGTAGAGCGGCGTCATGTCATAGCGCGAGAAGTCGCGAAGGTCGGTATCGCGGACACAGCCGCGGCGGCCGTTTCCGTTTTGAGGGGTGCTCAGCGTGGGCTGCAAGGCATAAGTGAGGACCGTGCCGGCGGCAATGGCTGCGGTCGCGGTGATCACGATAGAAACACCGTCAGCGCCTAATGCTACGGTGCTGATGGATCCCGCCGAAAGCTGGAAACCGTAGTGGCCTGGGTCGCTGACGATGGCTGTGTCGATCGCCAGCTTCCCAATCGGGCCAGGCGTACCGGAATTGCCATTCGGCAGATTGTTCAGCAGAAGCGTAATCGTCGATCCCGATACGGCCGCCGACATAACCCTGAGGGGCTGCCATTTGCCGCTGACCTGGGTCAGGCGCTCGGCTCGGGCCTCCAGCTCGCCCATCTTGAAGTAGCCAGGGCCGAGCATGTGGTAAGTGTCGAAGTACGGGTAGACGTACTTCGGACCTACCATGACGATGTTCGGGTTCTCGATGTGAGCCTGCAGCTGGGCCAACGGAATCTGTGGAATGGTCCCAGGGTCACCGGTGAGCATCTGCGAGATGAACGCTACCGGCGGTACTGCCTGTCCTGTTACCGCAACGATATCGCTGCGGTAATCGCTCACCCACTCGGCCATCATCGCCACATACTCGGCCTGAGTGGTACTGCTCTGGCTCTCACCGTGCACGATCGAGATGCTCGGGACCACATAGTCGAGGCCCATGCTCTCTGCAATCGCTTTGGCAGTGGTTACCTGTGACATGGCATTGGTGTAGGTAGCGGTGCCCTTCTTGATGCCGGCATATGCAGTGCCGCCGAGGGCAGAGATGCTGTACAGCATTTGAGGCGACACGGAGCTCGTGCGCTCGTGCCATTTGCGCATCGCCAGCATGTACGAGGTTGCGGGCGTTTCACCCAGCACGCCGGCCACATACTCGCGCACAGGCTCAAATGCTGTGGTGCCCTCCCATGCGGCCGGCCTTGGACCGCCGGCAAGGGTCCACAGCTTATCTGCATACCCAGCCGGAGACTTCGGCGAGACCAGGTTACCTCGGATCCCCTGAATGACAAATTCACCATTGGGGTCTGGCACGATGCCGCGGGAGCCCAGGGCGAGGCTCTGCCCGGTCGATAGCTTGTGCAGCAGGACCTTACCGTCGCGGAATAGGCGGCCATCACGCGTGATCGTATGCGGCTGGAGTGTGCCCCCCGATGACTTGAGCGCCCTTACCATGTCGAAAGCAACTGCTTGGGCAGCAATCCACGTGCCTGCCTGAGTAAGTTGCGAAGCACTCAGAGAGTCGTAGGCCCACACTTGCCCATCTGTGATCAGCGCGAATCGTTTGGGTGGAAGCGGCAGGCTTTGCTCACTGATGAGCTTGGCGTCGTAGGTTATTTCTGGCGTTTCTACGTCCTCAGCTCCTCCAGTCTTCAGCATCACGGATTCGCCAGACACGAGTACTACAGGCTCGGGATAAGCTCGGCTACGTGGCCGCAGCAAGGAACGCAACGTCGGGATGGGGGTTCTGCCGAGGACTAGCACGGTACCTTTGGTTTTGGATGGGCCTCGCGGCACCTTCTTGTGCACACCGAACAGCATTTGAGCTCCTGCCACCCCCAAAATGAGAGGTGCGTCTCCACTGACCTTGCCGCGAGGGCGTATTTTGACGCTGACTTGCTTACGGAGCGCGTCGACGCTGGTGCTCAATGCTGGCTGCGGGCTGGGCTTGAACCATGCAGGCGGAATAGCCGTAGCGTCCCACTGGTAAAAGCCGTTCAGGGATGCAGTAGGATCGGACTGAACCCAGGCGAGAAGACCGTCGTACTTCGGCGTGTAGGCAAGCATTTCTGCGTAGCTGTCGAAAGCTTTGTTGCTGATGTCCTCACCAAGGTTGGCGGCTGTATCCTCCATCTGAGACTTGGCAGCAGCCTCGGCAGCGTCCACAGCAGCGACGGAGTCGTCTATGTCCTCGATGCCAGCATCTGCCGCAGCGTTGACTCTGCCCTTGGCTTCAGTAACGGTCGCCCCGATCTCGCTTTCGGCTGCGACAGTGAGGTTATGGAATTTTTGCCAGGTGACCCGCGGCCTGCCGAACCGGTCAAGGAACGAGTCCGCCGTGCTGTTCATCCCCTCGTCAAAGTTTGTCGAGTTGTCGAACAGGTCCCGCGGATCGCTTGAACCGAGTGGGTTGTTGGTGTTGTTAGCCATGTTTTCTCCGGGCACAAAAAAGCCCGCACTTGGCGGGCATGCTCGTCAGGGTCCGGTCAGGCCGGCGGGAATTGGTCGTCGTAGGTGTAAACGCGGGAGTCGTAGGGCATGCCCTTCATCGCCACGTTGCCGTTGGCTGGGTCTGAACTGGTGATCAGCGTCGGGTAGGCCCAGCGGGAAGCTGGCCCGAACAGGATGTGCGGCGGCTCAAGCGGGCCATCCACAACTGGTGTGAAGTCCAATGCTGCAACCACCGCGGTATAGTCATCGACTCGAACCGCATCCCACGGGCCAGAGAGCGTCCCATCCAGGCGGCGTACACCAATCAGGTTGGCCTCAGTGAAGGACCAGGCCAGGGGCTCAGAGCTGTGCAGAAGGGTCCCCGACCCGGTTACCGAGAAGTCCAGCAGGATCGCACTCTGGCAACGCTTAGGCGCATCGTCTGCAACGGCTGCAAAGCTCAAGTAGCCGCTGTTGCTGCCGTCCATCTCGGTTTCCCAGGTGTAAATGTCGGTCCGAAACTTCTGGTGGCCACGCCGGCGCATACCGAACCGCCACGCCCGCGTCGCATCGCTGAACCCTGGCATCTTGATCTTCTCAACCTTGGTGCCGAGGTCGCCTGGCCAACGACATTCAACCGTCTCCCACGCCCAGGTGGTGCGAGAGAAGAACTCCACATCCACCCCGTCGAAGTCGTTGATCGACGGCATGGCGCCGCTGATCTTCAGCATCTTGGTCATGTTCTGTGGCGAGTAGGTCTGGGTTTTCGGGCCGTAGGTCACATCGAACGCTGCCCGGGCACTGTCCCGAACCGGGCGCAGCAGGCCACGGAAAGTCACCAGCTCGCCGAACCCACACGCCAGCGCGTTGTTGATCATGTCTTTGACGGTGATCGTCGAATCCAGCGTGTCGTCGTAGGTGTCGCCTCGGGCCACGCAGGTATCGTGGAAGGCCTGCCACTCGGGAAGATCCAGGTCATCGTCGGTGTAACCGCGCTGCTTCAGCTGATAGATGCACCAGGGCACGATATCGCGGCTTGGACCACTACCTCCGCCCATCAGGGGCAGCACTCGGGTAGCCTCAACGTTGATCTGGCTTTCAGATTGAGCGGAAAGTCGATCTCCACCGCGAATCGTACAGGTCATCACTGTCATGCCTGGGTAGCTGTTCGGTGATTCCTGCATGCGTCCCCGCAGATCTGTCCAGGTGGCGTCTTCCCTGGCCTCTTCGTTCATCCTTCCGGGCCGGTCTTTGTAGAGTTTGCGGACCCGGGCTTCAGCCCTCATTGGGTACGGAAGCGAAACCCTGCTGGTGAAGCCCTGGGCATCGAGCGAGCCGCCGATATACTCCCTCTCTACCACTGTCCAGGCGCCGGAGACGTCCATATCCCGGTACTCAAACACGTGATAGGTGGGGATCTCGTATACCTGCCCTTCGCGTCCAAGGCCTGCCAGCCCGTTGGCGTAGGTTATGGACCACTCAAGCTCTGTGACCTTCTCGTTCTCAGGGCAGCATGCGAACGGCCCGCGATATCCACCCTGAAGATTCGACGCATCGAGGGTGATAACTCCGTTGACAGTCTGCATGGCGTTAAACCCTGGCCATGCAGCATCGACGGAGCCAGACGCAGTGAGGCGCTCCACCTCGAGAAGCCCAGCGCTGTAGGCCGTAATGCGGTAACGCAATCCGCGAGGCCCGATGGTCGCTAGACCCTGGCCCAAGGCCAGGCCAACGACGGGCGCCCTCCCATCGTAATCAAGCGTCATTTCTGCTGGCTGCTCAGGCGTTCCGCTGGTTGTGGCACTGCCGGTAACGCCTGTTGGCGACGAGCCGATGATGGTTGCTGCGCCGGAGGCAGTAAGGGCCTGGCCAGCGAACGGTGTCAGCTCAACGAAGCGCACCCGACCGCTGCTCTGCTGCGCCTGGATTGGCGATCCGCTGAGCTGTACGTTCAGAGCTGATACCAGTCCGGAAAGGTCGGTCGTTGCAGTGTTCAGCGTTACTGGATAATTCGAGGCCCCGCGCGCCAGAGTGAAGCTGATCGGTGTAACGTTGAAATCATAACGGCTTGGAGCAGCAGAACCTGTGAGCGTCGATGCGGTGCCAGGACTGCCGGGCACCGCGGGACTGTATGGTGTGTAGCTGTGAACGACGTAAAGCCCGGCATTCGAGCCAGCGACCTCGATCATCATCCCTGGCGTCGGGTTGAGCATATCCAATGGCCCGCGGATGATGTCGCGGCCCGCTCCCCCATCAATCACCGTGTAGGTGTACGGAGCCTGCACCCGGATTATGATCCCGTTCGACCAGTCCGCGGGGAATTGGCCTGATCCGGCTGGAACGCTGATGGTTTCCCCTACAAACTGGTAGGCGGAAGCAGTCGCCGAACGCGCCAATTCGACGGCCATAGTTAACTCAAGCCCGGCGGAGCCGCTGGAACTGGCCCCCACCTCAGGGACGTTGAACCAGTTGATGCGCGCGGCATCGGCAGACATGTCAGCGCCAGGCGGATAGATTGTGAAGACAGCGTCCGCCCCCAGCGAAATCAGCGGCGTTTCGCCAACCTTCACCTTCTGCAGCGGAACGTCATACTCGCCTTCGGCAATGTACAGCAGCATATCGACGCGCTGGTCACGCGGCGCCACGTAATAACGCCTGGGCTGAACCAGGTATGACGGATAGACACGCTGATGGCCGGCGATCTGGCGCACCGGCTCGCCCAGCTTGACCTTGTTGCCCTTGGCGCTGGCCTCGGTCAGGGGGTCGCCCTGCTGAGTACCGGCACTGGAAGGCATGCCGGGCATCTTGGGCATGATCGACTTCAGCACCGCCTTGGCGCCCTTGAACAGAGCGAAGGTGATGGAAAAAGGGTCGGTTCCCTTGGGCTCGCGGTAGATCTGCAGCAGGTCAGCAGGCTTGAACTTCACCTTGTGCCACAGGTGCTGCTCGATCAGCTCATCATTGAGCACAATGCTGATGGGCGGGCTTTCCCGGCGCTCATACGAAGGGGCCAGGGACTTCAGCCACTCCTCGATCGACATGCGGTGGTCAGTCTTCCAGGTGCCGAGGGGCGCCGTGTTGCTCAGCTTGTTCGGGTAAAATTCGATCATCGGTAATACACCACCCTTGGGTGAGCTGCCTCGAACTCGCCAGTCGTCCGGAGGCAGGCGCCGCCGGGGTTTGTGTCCAGCACCTTCAGACGGCCCTCGCTTTCAACCACCACGCCTACGTGCAGGCACAGCGCGCCGCGGAACACGGCGGCAATGGCTCCAGGCTCCGGAGCGCACTCTTCCATGCCCTGGCGCAGGTCGTGATAGGCCTCGGTGTTTGCCCTGAGCTTGTTCTTGCCCACGGCGCCTAAGCTGGGCAGGAGCGGCAGGCCGAACACCTGGTGGCGGACTGCGATGCACAGCCCCCAGCAATCGAAGGCAATAGGCCCTCGTGCACCCTCGCGATACGGGGCGCGCATGAATTTGTCGATCATGGTCAGATGTACTTCAGGCCAGGTGCCAGAGAGGTGGTCAACACGGTGCGCAGACCGTTGGTGTTGAGCAGGTCGAAGAAGCCGGCGGTGAGCTTGGCCACGTCGTCCTCATACTCCCGACTGAGCAGCGTCATACGGTACCGCTCCTGCGGGAAGGACAGGTCCTCGGCCAGGTAGCGCCGGAAGGTGATGATGAATCGCTTGTCGGCAGCCTTGGCCGCCTCCACCACCTCCTGCACCTCGCCTGTGACGTTGTCCAGGCCCAGCACCAGGTTCTGGAACGCGCTGTTGTCGTTCCTGGGCAGGGCCAAGTCCATGGCCATCGCGATAAATGTGAGCGTGCGGCCGTCCTCGGTGGTGCACACCCGGTCTTCCCAGCCAGAGCAGTAGAGGTGGGAGACAGTGCCGCCCTCCTCCCGCGCCTCGATGGTGTCGACCAGCTCGCCTCTGCCCGAGGCATAACACTCCTCGATCAGGCTCATGCTTCAGGCCACTCCCTGTTGATCGCCAAGTCGATGATGTCTTTGTTCAGCCAGAACTGCGGGAACTGCTCCCAACCCTCTGGAATGAGTTCTCGTTTCTTGAGCTCAGCTCCGATGGAGTAACGCCACCGCTTTATCTGCGTCAGTTCTACCCTGCCGTAGATCCCAGTGAAGTGAATCGGATACTTCTTGAAACCAGCCGGTAACTGGAGCGGCATTTCCAGCCACTCCATGCCCTCATTCAGGGTTCTCGAATACCAGGCCTCGAAAAAGCCGGCCTCAGCTTCACTGAAGTTGAAGTTCAGCGTCAGCGCTGAAGGCACGTAACTACTTATCTTTCGGTAGCGGCGTCTGCCAGTCACCATTGGGGTAGCTCGTATAGGGTCGACTGTCGTGTAGCCATACCCATCTTGCAGCGGAAGTGGCAATTCTGCCGGGTATTGAATCATTGCCATTCCTCAGCTGAGGTTTGCGTTTAGGTGAGAGGGCTGAGGCCCAGCTCTTACTCGATGCGGGAAAGCCGCCGTTGCAGCAGGAGCTCTTTCTCGTCAGGCGGCACGACAGGCTCGGGCACAGTTGTGCCCGGCCCGGTATCGGCCTCTTCCGTTTCGGTTGTCATTGGATTTCCTTAAGTTGGGTTGCGCGACAGGCCGTAGGCCGCTTCGATAGCCTGGGCCCGCTCACCACCGCCCCAGATGTCAGCGACGAAGGCGTCGATCTCAAGCTGACCGTTGTCGCCCGTGCGCTGGTCGACTGTGCCGGCGCGCGACCGGTTCTCAATCAGGTTCACCGTGACTTTTGGCTGGGGCGCCGCAGCTACTGCTACCTGGCTGCTGCTGGCCGGCGCTGAAGGAGTTGCGCTGGAGCCGCCAGCCACCGATACCCGCTCGTTCGAGTTGATCGCCTCCAGCAGCGCCCGGTTACGCTTGGTCGCTGCGGCGTTGACTACGAACTCGCCGTCGCTGAGCCTGGCCATGATGCTGTCGGAGGTGCCGGTACCGGCGCCGGACACGTAGCCGCCGGTGGCGAACCCAGGAATCACGGCCAGGCTGGATGCCAGGGCCGTGGTCGAAGTCAGCGCCGCCGCCGCGGGCACGGAGTTGGCGCCCAGCGTTGCAAGGGATGCCATCGCCGCCGCCGGCGCCCAAGCCGTGGCCGTTGCCCCGGCCAGGATCATGCTCTGGCCAGCCGCCGCCGTACCCAAGGTGGCGTTTAGCGCCGCATTCAGCGCCATCTGCACACCCATCTTCACGAAACCCGCGAGGATGTCGCGCACGACGTTACCGGCGATGTCACCAAGGGTGCTGAACGACAGCTGCCCGGACATGATCGCGTCGGTGATGTCGGTGGAGATGTTGTTGAACGCGCTGGAGAAGATCGACTCCGTCTGTCCGGCGATGTCACGCGCCTGGTTGCCGAAGTTCTGCACCGCTGCCGTCCACCCGTTGATCGGGTTGAGCATGGCCTGGTCCATCTGCGCCCAGCCGTTCTGCAGCGCTTCCAGTTGACGGGGCAAGAACTCGTTGGTCAGGTCGATCTGCGCCTGCAGGTCCTGCCGCTGCTTCTCCGTCGTGGCGTTTGCAAGTTCAGTGCGCAGCTGCAGGATGCGATCGTTGGTCTGCTGCTCCAGCTGCACGCGCTGCTGCATGCGCTGCGTTTGCAGGCCGCCCATACCAACACTGGCGGCATCCAGGCTGTACTGGGCGCGGTCATTGTCCAGCTGCTTTTGGAGCTGCGCCCGGTACTCCTCGGCCTGGGAAAGGCCTTGGGCACCCTTGACAGCGGCGGCGTAGTTGATCGACGACTGTGCCAGGGCCTCGTTGTACTGCTGCTGCGTGATCTTCCCTTTTGACAGCAGAAGCTCCAGCTGAGACTGACGCTCGACATACTCTTGCAGCGCGAACTTGGCCGGCTGGGCCGCCTTGTACAGGTTGTCGAAAGCTGTCTGTGCTTCGTTCAGCTTGCTCGATAACCCCTTCTGCCCTTTAGGAAATCCAGTGTTTCCGGTCTTTGCAGTGGTGTTACCTTCAATCTGATCCAGCACTTCCTGAACCATCTCCGCAACCGTCTTGGTTTTCGGCGATGACTTCGGTTGCGTGGCCGGTTGTTGCTGGCCAAATGTCAGAAGGCTAGCGCCCTGCAGATTCTGCTTTGGCTCGTACTTCTCGACCAACGAGAGCCCTTTGGCGTAGCGCACTGTCTGGTCGATAACGGTTTGAATCGCATCAACCTGGCGCTTTGCGCTCGACTCGGCGTTCTCGGCCATGGTCTTCATGGAGCGCCCTTGGCTCTCCATTTGCGACTTGATGGCTTCGGAGGCAGTGATCGAAGCTGTGAGCTGAACCCGCAGCCTTTCCTGTTCTTCCTTCTTTCCATCCTTGACGGCCTCCTCATACTTCTTGAGGAGGTCAGTCTGCTCGCCGATCAGCCGCGCATACTCGACCTGTTGGCTGTTGAAGCCGGCCTTCGCAGCCGTATATGCAGCCTCTTGGGCAGTATTTGCGCCAATGAGGTCGCGGGTTTGCGTCAGCTGGGAAATGTACTTTTCCCAGGCCTGCTCGCCACCACCGACTGCTGCAGCCGATGCCTGCTGCGCGCTCGCCAGGGACTTCGCTGAGCTAGTAGCGCCATCCGTTGCGGTCTTGCTACGGTCAAGCAGGCGGGCGTAGTCGTCAGCCTTCTGGCTGCTGGCCGAGTACTCGGCGCCGATCTTGACCAGTTCGTCACGGTAGACGCTCGAAATCTGGGTGTTGCTGGACAGCCATCCGGTCAGCGAGTCCAGAGAGCGCTGGCCATTTCGGACCTCTTCGAACATGCGCTTGAAGGTGTCTGCCGACTCGACTCCACTGACGCCCAGCGAGTTCAGGCCATCGAACGCCCGGGTGAAATACTCGCTTAGCGCGCTGCTGGCGTCCTTAGCTGCGTCACGCTGGGCCTCCATCCATTTGGCCGACTGAAAGCGCTGCTGCTCGGCACTGAGCTGCCGGAATTTAACGATCGAGTCATCAAGCGTCAGGTTCTGGTCAATCAGCGACTGAGTGGCGCTGTCGGTGCTCGACGAGAAGTAGATGGCGGCGCCTGCAGCCACGGTCAGCGCAGTGGTGAGCAGCCCTATAGGTCCTCCAGCCAGCGCCATGAGGCCGGCTGATGCTCGGGCGCCGACGGCCTGGGCTGCATTAAGCCGCAACTGTGCGGCGTTCTGCGCGGCCGTCGCTGCGGTATCAGCCTCCCGTAGCGTTGTCAGTCTGGCCTGGCCAGCAGCCAGCTGGCCTTGAATAATCACCTCTTGGCCAGCCGTTTGGCTCAGGGCTCGCTGGGCAGCTGCCTGCTGTAGGGTTATCGCGGCTTCAGCCCTGCGGATCTCCGCAAGCCGAGTCAATGACTGCTGGCGACCAACATCATTGATCTGTGCCTGCAGGCGCTGAGTCTCAAGAGCTCGATCTGCCGCCAGTTGCTGTTGTACGGACTGCAGTTGAGCCAAGGTATTAGCTTGAGACGCTCGAGCTGCCGCTGTCTCGGCCAGTGAGCGCTGAGTGACTGCAACTGCGGCTACTTCGTCGGCCACAGCCTTGCGCGACGACTGCGCGGCGGCAGCAGTAGCTGCCACCTCAGCCTGGCGCTCTGCCACTACCTGTTGCTGAGTAGCGGCGATTGACGCATATCGCGCCTTGATGGAAGCGGCCAGAGAAATCACCAGGCCCGTACCTACCTTGGTCGCATAGGCTCCGGTGATTGCCATGAGAGCATCTGTGTTTTCAGCAACCGTCTTAAGGCCGTCTCCACCTGCCGCCACCAGGCTGCCTAGCGCATTGGCGATATTCTGGATACCAGCCACAACCTCCGGCCTAGCAAGAGAGCTGGCCAAGGCATCGACCGAACTGACGACCGGATCAACATTTATCTGCCCTATTGCGGCCAGGAAGTTGTTTTTGAGAGCCTGCGATGCCTGCTCAAATGTCCTCGGCATCTTCGCCAGCTCAGTGTTGAGCGAAGAAAGAGACTTGAGCAGTGCATTGGTAACTACATCTCCCGTGATTTTCCCGTCTGCTGCGAGCTGGCGAATTTGACCGTTTGTCACTCCAAGATAATCTGCCAAGGCTCGCGTAATTCGCGGGCCTTGCTCCATTACCGAGTTCAGCTCTTCACCGCGCAGCGTTCCCGAGGCAAGGCCCTGGGAAAGCTGAATTGCGGCGTTGGATGCTTCCTGCATAGTCGCACCAGAAATCACGAACGCCTTGTTCAGCGCATCCGTCACATTGAGCATTTGCTCTTGCGTGTAGCCGGCGCCACGGGTGGCGTTAGCCAGGCGCGTGTAAAGCGAGACTGTCGACTGCAGAGAGCTGCCGGTGTTGTTGGCCATAGCCAGCAACTTCTGAAATGACTCGTTGGCATTTTCCGTCGAGGTGCTCACAAGGGCCAGAGAGCCCTGCATATTCTTGAAGGCATCAGTCATGCGCAGCACTTCGCGCGCTACGGCGCCGACGCCAAGTGCCGCAAGCGCGCTTCCGGCCGCGCGTGCGGCGGTGCCGAGGCCTCGGACGTTTACCGTAGCCTCTCCCCCGGCATCACTCAGGCCGTTGAGACTGGTCCTGAGCTGATCTATCTGCTGGCGAGCATTCCGCGAATCAATGACGATCGCGAGGCGAGATTCCTGGGCCATGCCTTTCTCCGGGCGTAAAAAAACCCGCTCGGCGGGCTATCGTTTCTTCGGTGGCGTCTTTGGCTTCGAGGCCTCCTGCTGCTCATCCCAATAACGGCGGAACTCATCGTCCAGGGCGAATATCGAAGCGTCGAACTCCTCTCGGCAAATTGCCGACGGATACCGATCCAGGTATTGAGCAATGACAGCTGGCGAGATCGGTGCGGGAGCACCAACCATCCCGACATACTGTCGAGATCTCCCAATGTGGCCATATGCCTCGAGGATCTCTGCGGTAACCGGGTCGATTTCAGGTGCCGGAGGAACAGGCTCTACGCCTTTAAGACGTTCTCGCTTCCAGCGGGCTTTCTCGTTCGCTTCGCCGGCCCAGTCGCGCCCCCAGCAGTAGGCGTCGACAACTTTTTTGCCGTCTCCTTGGCCCGCTCCTCGGCCCTGGTGGCGATATCAGAAGCCACCTGCAGGGCGGTGAAATAGACATCTGGCCGCTGAGCAACGAGCAGCTTCCCGCGCTCTTGCGTGTATGGGGTATCAACACCCGGTTGTTCAGCTTCTTCGACGCCCTCCCACCCCAGGATGATGTGCTTGCACACCAGGTCGACCAGCATGTCATCCATACTTTCGATCTCTGGAATCTCGGCGTTCGCTGGGTCAAACCCATCGGTGCCTACGCCATAGCGGGAGTCGACAATAGCCTGATGCCGCTGGATCAGAGCGTGGTGTGACTTGAACTTCGGGTTTGCTGCCGAGCCGACCTTGATCTTCACGCCGGGGGCAATCTCAACCCACCGCGTGCCTTCAACGTCCAGCTTCGGAGCCTGGGAAATGACAAGAGCCATGGTATTCCTCTACGGTAAAAGGCCCGACGCACACCGCAGGGCGCGCCGGGCAAAGGGTTAAGCGGTTACGGTCACATCGCAGGTGTCGGTCTTGGTGCCGTCTGCTGCGCTGGTCGCGGTGATGGTCGCGGTGCCGGCAGTCAGGCCGGTGACCAGCCCGGTCGGGCTAACGCTGGCGATGGCTGGCGCCGAGGAGGACCAGGTGACCAGTTGGCTTGCGCCCACCGGGGTCACCGCGGCTTCGAGGTCGGCAGTCTCATCGACTTCCAGGCTCAGGGTGGCCGGGGTTACCTCCACCGCTGCAATGGCGATTGGCGCAGGCAGTCGGGTGATGGTCGGCGCGATGCGGCGGGCGGTGTAGTTCAGTTCTACCTGGATGATGTCGGTGGCGCCGCCGTCCGGCCAATCGCCGCTGACTTCCATCTCAGGGATGAAGAAGGTGTAGCCGCCGTCTGCGTTGCTCAGGGTGAACTCGAAGCTCACTGCGTCACCGGTCTGCTGCGCCTTCCAGTACTCGTAGGCGGTCTTGGACCAGCTCATGGTGATCGAGCCGCCCGGCACGAAGGTGGTCTGAATGATGTTGCCGGCGAACGGGTTGCCGTTGCCGATGCATCGTTGGGTCTGCGAATTGTTGGCGAACTGCAGGTTGAAGGTGTCAACGCACGCGTTGTCGTCACCCAGTTGCACGCCGTTGATCTTCAGCCCGGTCACATCCTTGAAGCCGTAGCGCCGCTGGTTGGCCTCAGGTGCAGGGCTGACGATGAACGACGTGTTGTCGGCCTTATCCTGCCACGAGGTGGCCATGAACGTGGTGGTGACGCTGATCTCGTTGTCGTTCGGGACCTCGATGTTGATCGTGTCAACCTGAGCGCCCCGAGCGATACCTGCGATGCCAACGTCAGCGTCATAGGCGGCGATGGAGAACGAGATTCGCTCGTTACCCATGGTCATGGTATTGCCGACCCAGTTCGCGCCGAAGCAGGAGGCCAGGAACGCGTCCAGGGCGCCGTAGCGGAACTTGGTTTCGATGTCGCCGCCAACATCCACGGTCGTCTGGGCGGTGCCCTGCGACATGCGAGTCTCACCGATCTCGTTGTTCTCTTCGGTGTTGTAGGTGGGCACCAGGCCGAAGCTGACGCGGGTCAGCACGTTCCATGGGCCCGGCGGGGTAGTCCCCGGCGTCACTTCGCGAATCCACGCGGTTGAGCGTTTTGCACCGCTACTCATGGGGTGTTTCTCCTATCGATAGGCGTAAAAAAACCGCCATGTGGCGGTGGATGGTCTGGGCTCAGTAGGCCCGGTATGGAATCCGCACGTTCACCTGGTACCAGTTGTTGCCGTCGTCGCCGACGATCTGAGCGGATGCCGCTTGGCACTCAAATGGCCCAGACGGGTCGCTGTAGAATTCAAAGTGCTCAACCAACGTGTCTGCTGCCCGGGTGATCGCCAGCGTTCCCTTGTAGGTCGGGACGAACAGCTGAACAACGATGATCCCGGTTCGGCGCACGCAAGGGCCGATGCCGACCTCTGGCGTCGATGAAGGGCCGGGGATGTCGGCCAGCCTGGCCCAGATGGTCTTGCCAGCAGGGTCAAATGGCTTGGCGTTGTTCGGGTAGTCCACGTTCGCCACCGGAATACCAGCCCACTGCGTCATGCGGTTGATGACGATGTTGCGGATCTGTTCGAAGGTCATGAGCTGTACTTCTGCGCGACGCTGTTAAATGAGACGCCGTAGACACCGGCAGGCGCCTGCTTGGAGTGTCCGTCTTCGAGTGGCACGGCATAAGGCAGGTTGTTCTGGACAAAAACCTGGGTGAATGGCTCAAGACCGCTCATTGCAGTTAGTCCGCGAGCAATTGTCTCGCTCCCATCCTTGTCTGCGCCCAAGGTCGTCGTGTAGACCGGCGACCCAATGCTGACGATGTTGTTGGACCTGAATCGACCAGTATCAACGGGCGCATTGAGCACAATCAGTTGAAGGATCTCCGCCGCGATTGTCCGCACACGGAGCGTCAACTGCTCCTCTACTACGCCAACAAACAGGCTTGGCGGCGTACTCCATCCCCTGCTTTTGGCCATGATTATTTTCTCAGCTGCACTCGGTAGGTAGCTGATGCGGGATCGGCGCGAACGGACTTAACCAGGTAGACCACCTGTTTGTCGCGATCTACCAGATCGGGCGCGGTGATCTTGTGGCCGACTTCCGGAATATCGGTGACCTCATTGGTCAGTGCGGTCAGACGTAGATCACCGACCAAGATGTTGATGTTATCGATTCGGCGGTCTTCGTATCGAGACAGCACGCCTCGTCCCGAGTACGTCACTGCCTGAGCCGTGGTTTCTTCGGTGGCAGGGTCATACACACCCGGCCCCAAGTACTCGCCAGTGAACGCCAGCACCGCGTCGGCCAGGTCAGTGTTAAATGCCTCGGCCAGGTCGGCCTGCAGCTCATCGCGAAGTCCCATATCAGCCCCTCACGATCTTGGTCTGGCCACTACCGTTCAGGTAATGAGCCAGCAGCGCCAAAGCGAACGACTCGCCCGCGCTGATGGTGCGGGAGGATTCCGAGTAGGTTTTGCTGCTGGACACGCCATCAGCATCCACCGACTTGCTCAGCACGCCGGTTTCCTTGCTGCCGTAGATGTTGCCCGCCGCAGCCTCTCGGGCAATCTCGGCGCCGGCCTGAATGACGTCATCCGGCACCGGATCAAACTCAGGCAGGCCGAGGTTGGTGAGCCAGGTATTGGCCATCAGCACCGCACGGGCCTTCTGGTCGGCGGGCGCCCAGGTAGGCCCAAGCAGGGCGTCTACCTGCTCGACGGTGATGTAGGTGGTCATTACTTGGCCTCGTCCAGCAGCTTTTGCAGGTCTTCCAGGCTGGCGTCAGCGCCGAACTCCACGCCCTTTTCGGTCAGGGCGGCCTGCAGCTTCGCTTTCACCTCAGCTTCATCGGCGCCCTGCTTGCCGCTGTTGGTCTTGCCAGCCTTGCCCTTGGTCGCCTTGATCGGCTCGGGATGCTCATAACCCTCAGGTGCAAATTTAGAGTCGATGATCTTGTAGCCCTTCTTCCGCAGCTCGGCTTTGCGCTCAGCGGTGACGGGGTGTTTCTCGTAAACGACTTTCTCGCTCATGGCGGTCTCCTGGGAAATGCGCCCCTGAGGGCGCGAACCGGTTACTTGGTGGCGTCGCCGATGGTCATGACACCAGCCGAACCCTTGATGCTGTTCGCAACCAGGTCCCAGTTGGTACCGGTGGACAGCTCGGCATTGGTAGGAGACTTGCCGCCGTTGGCGGTGTCCCAGGTGTAGCCCTTGAGGCCCAGGCCGAAGGTGTAGTCGGCCTGCATGGTGGTCTCGATCCGCTCCTTGCCGTTGGAGGTCTCGATGTTGGTGATCAGGTCGGAGCCATCCATCACCACCGCGGCGCCGTCAGCCAGGCTGAGCACCTTCTGCTTATTCGGGGTGCCTGCCTCGAACAGCGCCGGGGCGTCGGTGACGATCACGGCCTTGCCAAGCACATCGACCACCAGCACACCGCCAGCCTGGAACAGTTGCTCGTTGTTGGCCAGGTTCTTGCCGATCAAGGCGTGGTACTGAGCGCCGGTCATGACCTGGGCGATCAGCCGGGCCGATGCATCGCCGAACAGTGCATGGGCACCGTTGATGGCGATGTAGTCAACGCCAGCGGTCGCCGATACGTCATTGATGGCGGTCGGCTGGTTGCCGATTGCCGCTACCAGGGCGGCAATGGAGGTATTGAGCTGATCCGACATGATGGCTTCGGACAGGTTGCGGCTGATGACCTCCAGCGCCTCTTCCGGGTTCTTCTGCACCCAGGACAACTGCGCTGGTTCCCACAGGATCGGGCCGAAGCCGCCTGCGATCTTCACCGAGTCGTACTGTTTCTGGGACAGCGGAGTCGCAGCCTGGTTGCCGTTGGCGGCGTAGCGATCCACCCGGCGCTGGGCGCCGTGCAGGCCAGCCCAGAAGGATTCCTGCAGGAAGTCGCCGTCAATACCCTGAGTGGTCAGGCGGATGGAGCCGGCAGAGGCCGCGTTGAACTTCTCAACGTCCTGGGTCAGAGTCTCGATGGTGATGCGTTTGAGGTATTCGTTGAATACCTTCATGTTCGAAAGGGCCATTGGGCCTCCTTATTCGCTCGCGGTCAGGCTCTTGATGGCTTCCAGGCGATCAGCCTTGGCGCCACCGAAGTTGCCCTTGGTGTTTTTGGGGTTGCCACCGCCATTCGGAGCACCACCGCCGTTGGCGCCGGAGCTCTTGAGGATGTGGTCACGATGGGGGTACTGCGAGACGAGGGTTTCCAACGCTTCGTTGAAGTCGGCCAGTTCGCCCGGACGGGAGCGGCTGAAGATCTTCTGACCCTGGGCGTCATAGGCGACGACCTTGCCGTCCTCGATCTTGAAGCTGTTGCCGAAGGTGGCCTGAACCATGTCTGCCGGAACCGCCATCTTCTCGGCGATGAACTGCGAGCGGGCGAAACTGCCGCCGATCTTCTCGGCATACAGCTGTTGCTCGAAGGTCTGCGCCTTGCCGTTGGCTTCGTCCAGTTGGGTCTGGTAGGCCTTGCTGATCTCGCCCTTCACCTTCTCGATCTCACCGGCATCCACCAGCTTCTTGGCGTCGAGGTTGGCAACGGTCTCCAAGGCTTTCTTGGCTGCGGCGGCATCATCGATGCCCTCGAACGCTTTCGCGATCTTCTCGAAGCCGTCAGCACGCTCGCGATGCGATTTGGCCTCGGCGTTCAGTCGGGTGATGGTCGAGCGGGTACCAACAGCATCGAAGGCGACCTCTTTGCCATCGTCCTCGACATACACCGGTTTGCCATCCTGGATCTCAGCGTATTGTTTGCCGTCCACTTCAACAGTCTTGAGTTTCATCTCGTCTCTCTGGGCCATCCGGCCTGTTGGTGAGCCATCCGGCCCCAGGTCGCCCCGTCCATCCGAACCGCAGGCATGAAAAAACCCCGCACTGGGCGAGGCTCTGGAATTGCGCGCCACGAAATGGCGCTTCGGTATTTCGTGGCGCTTGCTACAACAGGCGCTCCCGCAGCTCATCGAGCGTGAGGAACTTGCCCTTGTCGTTGTAGAAGTCCTGCAGCTTCAGCTTGTCCTGGCGCAGCAGCTTCCCGCGCTCAGGCCCGAGGATCTCGTCTTGCCGAGCTGCGGGCTGGCGAGCAAGCCATTGCGCGTAGGTGGTCTGCTGTGGAACTTGGCCATCCATGCTTGCCCGCGTAGCCGCGTCACTGATCCCCAGCGCCAAAGCGCTCTTGAGGATCGGCAGCTTGGTCGAGCGGCAGCAAAAGTGGATTCGGCCAGGCCCGGCGAGCCATGGCACCTTGTGCCCGATGGGCTGGTATGTGCCCAACGTGTACGGCAGGCGGTCGCGAATTCGGCAGGTCGTCGATGTTCGGCTATCCAGCGTGCTCAGCCACTCGACATGGCTGATGATGTCGCTGTTGGCCTCGAACGCCTTGTCGCTTGCCGCCTCTGCCGTGCTGGATACCGCGGACCGGACAACTGCCTCTACCTCGCGGCGAGGCTTCTGCAGAATGCCGTCGGCATACTTTTCAGCCTTGGTGCCCATGATCTGCCGGACGATCTCCGGCGTCGTGCGGCCTTCGAGAACACCGGACCGCACAGCGCTGCGAATCGACGCGGCCCGGTCAGCCTCGATACCCGCCATCCACTCGCTGAGCAATCGGCCCTGGAACGGCCTTGCTAGCGCAATGGCGCGCACCTGGCTGAACTGAGCCACGGCAACGGGAAATCGTGCCTGTACAAGCTCAGGAACAGCCGCTGTAAGCGCACCGGCCTGAAAAGCAATCTCGTAGCTGGCCACGCCGTCGATCAAGCCTGTAAGCGCCTGCTGAACGCTGAAGAACGTCGATTGATTTATCCGCAGCATAGGTGCCAAAGCAGCATCGATCGCCGCAACGGAAGCGCCTGTGTCCAGGGTATCGAGGGCAGCAATTAGCGCTGCCCGCAGCTCCGAGTCGGCGCTGTTCAGTATTCTGATGACCGCCACGACCTGGCCGTTGCTCAGCCTGGACAGGTCGACCTCATGCCCAATCAGCTCATCCAGTAGCTTCTCGTTGGCCGTTTTCATCACAGCGTACCGAGGGCCGGGCCCTGGGCTTCAATCTTGGCCAGCTCCTCTTCCCAGTCGTATTCATCGCTTATCACGCCGCGGCGCTGCATCTCGGTGAACAGCGTCTCCTTGCTGATCATCCCGGCATTGGCCATGGACACCAGTGTTGGCAGCGACACCTCAGGCATGTAGTCGACATCGAAGTTGCCGCGCATCTCGACTGTACCGCCCTCACCCAGACCTCGATAATCGGTCATGAACTGGAGCAACTGGGCCAAGCAGTCGGCGAAGTGGTGCGCCATGCGCGCCAGCGGGGACAGCTCCTGTGCCGCCTCCTCCTCCGCCTGAGTGGCGGTCTTGGTGGCAGTCTTGTCCGGCGTCAGCAGCTTGGCCCCGGCCATGCGCATCTCGTTGATCAGATCCTGCAACGCGGTGCGACCGGACTCGACGGCCCGACCGGTGTGCTCGACGTACTTGAGGTCGGCATTGGCGGGAAGGTCGGTCAGTTGCCCGGTGCCAACCTTGAACTCAGGCGGCACCACCCTTCCCTGATTGTCGTACTGGGTCTGGAGGCCGATGCGCACCAGAATCGGCACACGGATGACATGCAGGATGTTGTCCTGGTCACTCTGGCTCTGCCAGTGCTTCACGTTCAGGTGCGCCAGCTCAATCAGCGGCGGCCTGGCCGTCATAAATCCGGTTCGACCGGTGTAGAAGGTCACCCAGGGGATCGAGGTCAGGCTATTGGTGCCCTCTTCGTGTATCGCCCAGGTGCCGCCCTTCGTTCCCGAGCGATAGGTCCGCCAAACGCCAGGCTCCAGCACACGGATCTGCTCAACGCACTTGGCGCCAAACTCGCCGTCTTCCTCCTCGACCACCTCGATGTAGCGGATCATGGTCAGGACGCCGCCCTTCGAGCGCCAACCCAGCACCTGCTCAGGTCTCACCAGTACAACGTAGGGGCGCACACCGGCGGCCTGCTCGTCGGCCTGGGTCTTTAGTTCGCCAGCGGGCGGATGATCGACGAAGGCGTGGCACAGGCCGTGGCTCAACCCCTCGGTGAAGAACCCAACCGCCCAGGAGTTGAGATCGTTGCCCGCGTGGTCGATATCCTTGGTCATCTCGACGATGGCGGCAGGAACATCATCGCCCACCTGAAGCGGCTCAGCGAACACCCGGGAGGTCATGTTGCCAACCGTCTCGGAATAGGCTGGCAGCAACGTCGAGAGGCGCAGCCGCTCCTTGTAGGAGTCGTCATCTTCAGCCGGATACTGCGGCAACAGGGCCTTGCCCGCCGCGCGCATCGCCATCGTCCCGCCCATGAGCGGCGTGATCACGGCCCAGAACGCGCGCATCTCATCGACTGCGGGCAGCGTGATGCTTGGGTTATCGCTCATGGTCACATTCTCAGGGATTGGGTCGTTGTGATTGCAACGTTGATCGGGAATCGATGGACGACGAAGTAGCCGAAAGCATCGGCCGGGTCTTCGGTTCCGTCTTTGGCTGGTTCGCCCTGCTCTGTGTATGCCTGCTGCTCAAGCACCTGGGTGGTGTGCGGGCAGCGATTGGTATTGATCAATAGGCTTCGCTCGCCAAATCCATTCAGGAACTGAGCATTGACCGCCAGTACCCTATCGCGAACGAATGGGTTGGCAGGATTCACTTGGACGCTGAACCCGGCCTGCATGAGCAGCGCGTGATCAGACTCGGAGCCGTTGACGCTCTTCCGGTTCTTGCCGCTGGCATCCGGGTACACCGTGATGTGATGCCCCTGGTAGCGTTGTTTGATCGCGACAATCATTGCCGGTGTGTCGAACAGCTTGGTGATCTCATCCAGCAGGAAGGCTCGCCCGCCGCGCATCACGAACACGCAGGCCGCCATCCGGTTGATGTTGAAGTCCATTCCGATGTGCAGAGGCTCGCCGGGGCGGATGGTCTCGTCGGTATGGTTCAGACGCCGACAGAAGTTTGGGTACACGCAGCCAGAGGTCAGGTTGACGAAAAGCCCGTCGATGTATGCGTCCACCAGGTTCGCCGGATACGACCTGCGCAAAGACGGGATGTAGTCCTTCGGCAGGTTCTTAGCGTTCTGTCGGGTGCTGGCATGGACAATCCCGTAGAACTGCCGCTGTTCAGGCTCCTCGGCCAGCTCCCTGACGAACTTCCGATAGACCCAGTTGAACCCCTCGGGCGTGGTCGTCACGTCGATGGTGTTTTCGTCTCGAAGAGGCCAGACGGTCGACATCCGCGCAATGATCTTCTTCCAGGCGCTATCTGCCTTCTTGATCGGCATGCAGTCGATCTCATCGACCAGTGCGTGCGCGATGTTGAAACCAACGATTCGGTGGGGGTGCTCCATGCTCTTGCAGACAATCGTGGACAGGCAGCGACCCAGGCTGTCGCGGAGGTAGACACGCTTCTTACTGGGCACAATGTCGGCGAACAAGCCGAACGCCTCAGCAACACCAGGCATGGTGTCAAAGAAGATGTCGGTGATCTGCGGATACGTCGGGGCAAAGTAGCCCTGCGGTATACCTGGGTGCTCTAGCGCATTGATGCACATGCGAACACAGCCCACGAACGTCTTGCCGCTACGGTAGCCGCCGACGAACGCCGAAAACTTCTTGGGGTGACTGATGAACTCGAACTGCGGCTTATTCAGCTTCAGGGTCGCTTGCATCTTCTACCCCGATGATTACTTGCTTAGGCTCGGGCAGGCCCTTGTTCGGGTCTTCCAGTTCACGACGCAGCTTCTCGATGTTCAGGCGCTTCATTTCGTCATCAAGAGGCGAGCTGGACCGATCGATGAACATACCCAGGTGCCTGGCAACCTTATCGAGCGCGGCCAACTGGTCATGCATCTTGATCTCGAAACCTTCCTTGGTTTGCTTCACGCCAGCGTACAAGGCCAATGCAGCAGGGCTTACATGGCGCGAGTCGTGAGCATGGACAGAACCAAAGCCCTCCCCTCTACACTTTGGGCACTTCGGGTGCGGTCGTGTCGTCGGGTCGAAACCAAATCCACCCTCTTCCGACACGTCATCAGGGTCAGCCGCATCAGTCACCGCCTTGAGCAGTTCGTCTTCGTCCTTCCACTGGTACTGATGGCCCACACCAAAGCAATGACGACAGCAACCACGCCGGTGCTCGATCAGCTCGTTAGGGTTGGCCGTGGCGATCATCCATAAGCGCTCAAGCACCATTTCCTGAGTAATTGCGGCCTTCTGGCCTCTCGCAGCCATGCGATCAGCGATAATGGATTGAATGTTAAGTTTTACTAAGTTCTGCGCAGCGATGACGCTTGCCGTCTTGGCGCTGTAACCCGCGCGAATAGCCGCTTGCGTAGCATTCAGGTCTATCAGGTACTCATCGACGAAGCGCTGCTGTTTTGCTGTCAGCGCCATAGGGAATTCCTTGAGACTTGGGTGCCTCGCTGGGCTGGTTATTTATGCTCGGTTGCGCGGATCGTCATAGTCCGAACCCTGCCGCCAGTGCTGGTATCGCGCCTTGCAGCCATCTCGACGGCCTTCTCGGCAGATGCACCCATATCCATCGCAGCGAATGCGTATGGCGTGCCGCTACCGATGGCGTACGGACGATCAGGCTTGATTGGCGACTTCCACAGACCGGTGTCGTCATCCACCGCCACCATCATCAGCTTGCCGGCATCCACGACGATTGCAGATGCGTCGACCTTCCCGGATGGCGCAGTGCCGAAGTAGGCCCCGACCAATGCGTCATAGTCACAAAGGGCGCCCGACATGAAGAACTTCACGCCGTCGCGCTCAATGCACTTGTCGCAGTCGTCATCGGTGATCAGGTCGCCTCGGGTGACACGTGAGTCGTAGGCGATCACGCCATCCTTGTACGCGATGGTGGTCATTCAGGGTGAACCTCGATATTGATGCCGCGTCCCACCCAGTAACTGAAGCGCTCAGGGCATGGCTCTCGGCCAGTCAGCCTGGCCATGACGAGGACGCCGGCCAGGTAGTACTTGAGCCACCACTTATGGCAGCAAGCGATGCGCACGGTGACCGATGCCATCTTCCTGCCCTCAGCTGAACGGGTCAGCCGGCTTGGCGATCGAGCGCACAAACCACATGAAGCCCTGCTGCAGGTTGGTCTTGGCCAAGGCCAGGGTGCGCTGATCCACGCCTTCGATCTGGCTGATCTGCTTGAACAGTTCGCCGGCGTCGGCCTCCAGGGCTTTGATCGAGTTCATGCCGTCGATCTCGCTCTGGGTGAGGTCGCGGTAGCCGGTGATCTTCTTGTGCTGGTTGTCCATGGTGAGTCCTCTGGTGGTCGCGCCACGAAACGGCGCATCTCGATTTTGTGGCGCGCTACCCCGGCTGAAACACATGGCCGCGCCGGGCGACCGCATACAGGACAATGCCCAGCTTGAGGATCACGCCGTACAGGGTGGGCACATGGCCGCTCATGGCCAGGACGAACGAGCCGAACGCGCCAATGGCCGCCAGGTAGAACGCGACAGCCAGCAGCGGGCTATCCATTGGCCTGATCCGGCGAAGGTAGTCGCACGCAGCGATCACCACCAGCACGCTCAGGAATGCATTTGCGCCGATCAGGACTTGAATCAGGGTTGAGCTCATCAGGTAGCCCCCTTGGCTCCGAACTGACTCACCACCGACTTCAGGACTGGGATGATGTTCATTGCCAGTAGCCCTATCAGAAAGGCCACGCCGTATTGGGTTTCTCCGCCTGCCTCAAGCTTGAAGTAAGTGATGGCGAGCGGGGTGCAAAAGATCGCTGAGGCGAAGCCGGTGAAGAAGGCCGCGACTGCCTGACCTCGGGTGAGACCCCGCAGGAAGGTCAGCGAGAGGATCGCTCCTGCGAAGCCGCCAATGATCACGCCGTACTTCACCAGCAGGACGCCGGCAGTCGTGCTTGCTGGTTCGGCCATGAGTGGTTCCTAAAAAATGACCCGATTTAGACCCTTATTAGGGCGCGGGCAAGTAAAAACGGTACACAGAGAGTCAGTTACATGGCTAACAGGCTCTATGCCAGGCATCGGCCGGTATGATTACCTAGGCACAAAAAAGCCCGCACAGGGCGGGCAAAGAAGGATCGTGCTTTTTTAAATCTGGCGGCTGTAGAACAGCGAGTACGACTCGATACCGTCGTTGGGCTGCTTAATGCCAGCGTTGGAGTAGTGAATCGCTCGGATGCCAACCTTCTGCGTCTCGCCGATCTTCAAGCCCGCACCGATGCGGTCTTCAAAGTTGAAGGCCGAACCAAAGTCTTGGTCGCCTGCGGACGTACCAGAGAAGACCGCCAGGCCGATGCCAGCCTCAACGAATGGCTTCACGTTACCGCTGCCGAACTCGTAAACGAAAACTGGCGCAAAGGACAGCGAGTGAGCGCCACCGGAAGCATCTCCTGCTTCCCAATAGGTATACCCAGCATCCCAGTAACCGGTTAGACGGCCAGTACTGGATTCAAACCAGCTTTTGCCCCAGTTAAAGCCAACGCCTGCGCGCGCCGTAATGCCGCCTTGACTTGTCGCACCCAGCGCCCCGGAAAGCTCAGCTGCTCCGGCAGACGCAGCGACAAGGGACAGTGCTGCAGCAGCTAGAACGGTTTTCATAATCACGGTCTTCCATGTTTGTTTAGTCAGCAACCTATCAGAATCATAGCGCCATCAAAACGTTCCGTGCTCCACAAAAAAATCTGACCTCGCCAGAGGGTGGCGTCGGGCCTCTTGAGGGCCTCATTGGGCAATAAAACCCGGCTTTTGGGGCCGGGTTCAGGATGTTTTCGCCAGAGGCGAAATTATGACGATGGCGAAATAGTGCCAAAACACTCCTCAAACTGTCAAGCGGCTATTTCCTGTGCCTCGTCATTGCGCTCACGGAGCCTTTCCACCACCCGGGCAACAGGCTTGAGCGCCTGCTTGTCGAGCTTATCGACCTGGGCGCAGAGCGCATCCCACACCCCCTGCCAGTCCCTGGTCCAGTTCTGTGGGTTCATCTTCTCGCCCGTGCGATCCTCGACGAACATGCACACCGCCCCCGGGCCCATCGCCTCGCCGCCGTGAACGAGGATTTTGTGCGATTGGAGCGCAGCCATGGCCATCCAGTAGGCTCGCTGCTTCTTGCGGTCAGTTAGCGCTTCTAGGCCGCTTCCGAGCCATACCAGGCCATGGGAAATGCTCAGGTCGTTACCGCTGGCGACTGGCGAGTACAGGAAGTTCCCCAGGTGGCGCAGCGACTTCGGCAGGGAGTCTATCGCTTGAATCACCAGGCCGGCGGTCAGCATGTGCGCGCAGCGGTCGTTGGTGAGGCGTCGACCCGGGCGGGTCTCCTGCACCCCCTTCTTGCGCACCTCGTACACCTTGCACACCTCCTGGCCGTCGTGATCTTCCAGCATGACCATGATCTTCACATCCGAGGCCCCTCCCTTCTTGCCCAAGGCGGCCTGTTCAGCGGCAACTGCCAGGGCGGATGCGCGGTTCTCGTGCAGTGCGTCGTGCCAAACTTGGCGAGCGCTGATTACTTTCATGGCTTTTCCCCCTGGATTCGATTGTTTTTCTTGAGCAGAAATTCTTCGTAGCTGAGCTTGCGGCGGACAGATCCCGCCCACGACAGCGCCAGGCCGCTCACCACCATGAGTACGGCCAAAATCAGAAAACCCCATGCTGGTGTCATGCTGCTTGCTCCTGTGGCTGGATACGGACGCGCACGGCGCCGCCCTTGGTCGTTTCCTTGCTCACCCTGATCTGGGTAGCGAACACGTTGTCGTCGATGCCCAGGGCATCTGCCAGGCCGTCACGGCCCGCTTTGAACATCGCCAGCAGGTTGTCGTCGTCGCGCCGGCGGCGATCGGGCGGCACGAACTCGAGCATGAGCAGCGCCTCACCTTCTGGCGCGGTGACGCCGGCCTGCTTCGCCAGCAGGTGGCAGGCTGCCCGGTAGGACTTGGCCGCCTTGCTCTTCTCTCTCCAGTGCACCCGGGCGTTCGGGCTGCATGCGGCCGGTGGCCACGGTAGTGTCAGCTCCATCAGGCCGCTCCTTTCACAGTCAGAATTCCAGCCCGAATAAGGGCCTCATGCGTCTCAGCGATCGCCCGGGGCATATCGGACCAGTCCACCTCGCCCTTGCCGCGACCATCCAGCACGTCGTGGCAGGCGCTGCAAGCGTATACCGCCACGGTGTCGAAGCCCTTCATGCCCATGCCCTTTTGCCCGCAAGGCAGGTGGGCCAGCACGGTTGTCTCGGGGTTGAAGTTGCAGATGCCTATCAACCTGACCGTGCAGTCCTGGCCGCGGGCGCTCTCGCGCACCTTCTTGCTAACGACCTTCATGCGTAGCTCCCCATCATGTCGGCAGCAGCCAGCGCAGCAGCCTCGGTTTCGAAGTGCGCCGACAGCACCAGACGCCAGCAGGCGTTGAACACGTCTCGGTACAGCGGCTCGAAGGCTGTGTCATCCATGTTTGCCCAGCTGATGGACTTGGCTTCCCTGCGCACGCCATCTGGCGTCTGCACCAGGTGGAAGTGGCCAGCCTCGATGGTTACCCACTCGCGGAAGGCCTCGCGGCTCTTGTCCACCACCGGGAAGCGGTCGGCCCGGTCGGCCTCCAGCTTGGCGATGTAGGCCGCCACGGCGTTTTGCAACTGCCCTGGGCGCTCGTTCAGGTCTTCGAAGTACCTGGCCAGGCCACGGATACCGCGCAGCTCCTGACGAGGCACCAGGCCTCCAGCCGGCTCCCAGTACTCCCACGCCAGATCCAGCATCGAGAAGAACTTGCGGTGGAACTTGGCGTTGCGCATCTTGGTGAACTTGCCGTGGATGACCTGGCCAGCCTTCCAGTGCAGGATGGTTTCGCGGTCGGCGTCGGTGGCCGGGACCAGGCCCTGTGGCGTGCGGATCAGTGCGAGCTCAGCCATGGCTCGCCTCCTTGGCCATGGCCGCCGCATGCAGCTTCGCTACGCATCCAGCAAGGTCGTGCTTCTCTTGGAAGTACTCACTTGCATAAGCGCCCCAGGTAGCCACTTCCTCGGATGCTTCCAGCAGCGCCTTGCGCAGACCATCGTTCTCAGCCCTGAGCTGGTCATAGGCTTCTGCCATTACCACCTCGGGTCCGTGTGGGTCGTAGCTGATCCGGTTGCCGCCCTCGGAAAGCATCTTGATGACTTTGTAGCGATGGACTTCGGTCATGGCGCCACCTTCAGGCCGGCTTTCTCCAGCGCATGGACGGTGTAAGCAGGAGTCTTCAAGCACATGGGGTCGGTAACCTTGCTAGCCTTTTCGGAATCGAACACGGTCCGGCCGCCGCCACAGGCCGCGTAGTCGGCGACCCAGTGCGACGGTGCCCCCAGTTCCACCACCACGGCCTCGCGAGAGGCCTGCCAGAACAGCCAGTAGCACTGAGCGGCATAGTTCAGGTACTCGCCATCCTCGCCCTTGGCCAGATGACCGGGGAACAGCCCACCCTCAGAGCTGAGCGCAAACTTCTCGAACTGCTCGCGCACGCTGTCGCGCATCTTGTTGGTGTCCATCAGTGCTTCTCCCCGCGAATTTCGTCGAGTGCCGCCTGCATGCGGCTGTGAATGGCGTCGTAGTCCTTGACCGACTCTGGCGACAGGAAGCCTGCACCAACCGGCTCAACGAGATCCCAGAGGCGTCCGTAGAGACGGCAGAATGAGTCGCATGCACTCATCAGCTTGTCGATTTGCTCTTGGGTAGCCATCACACCCCCTCCCCGGCCGGCTGCCCGGCGCGCTTGATGTTCAACTGAGCAATGGCGACGCGTGTCTGCCGCTTGCGTAGGTAGGTGTCGACCCGGCGGCGCTGGGATTCCTTGGCGCGCTCGCGGTCTTTCTTGGCTTTCGAGGCGGTCAGGATGCAGCGCACCTCCGCCAGCTTTTCGCGGACCTTGGGGCTGACCTTGGCCCGCACTTCACCGGTGAGCAGGCCGGCAATCGCCTGGCCGTCTTCGGTGATTGGCGCGATGCGCAGGTCGGCCAGGTACTTGGCGCCTGTCTCGTGGGTGATGAGCTGGGCGCGGACAGCGGATTCAATGGCCACCACCCGGCGCCCAGCGTCGTAGCCCAGCGACACTTCCCACTTGGCTGGCTGGTCCTCGGCACGGGCGAAGCTGACCAGTCGCTCGTAGGCGCTCATGAACGCCATGCGGGCGCCAACCTTGTCGCCAGCCTCGAGGATTGGCTCGGACGCGATCATGGCCTGGCGTATTTCAGTGGTGAGCACCACGGTCTCGTGCTCGTCACTGGCCGCCAGCGCGATCGACCACGCCTCATCCTTGCCGGGGCGAGAGTCAGCCGCGTGGATGTGCTTGAGGACCATGCCGAGCGAAAGGCGTCCAGCAGGCTCTCTGCGGCACGCACGCAGTGCACCAATAATCACGCCAGGCTCATAGGCCGAAAGGTCCTCAGCGATGAGCTGAGCGCCTCCAGCGCTGATTGCCTGACCCATTGCCTCAGCAGTGGCGCAGATGGCCACGGCCAGTTCGGCTTGTTGGTCAGAGGAAAGCATTGCGCTTACCCCCCTGGCCGTTACGGATCGCGTCAGCCGCTTCCTGCGCCGCGTTCATGTTCGCCTGGGTCTGCTCCTGCTGGCGGGCAGTGGTGGCGTTCATCTGGCGGTTGGTCACCCACTGGGTGTGGTAGGCCTCGGCCTTGGCCAGCAGGTCGCCCAGGTTGTGGCAGCCGTTGATCAGCTTGGCGTCGTTGATCCGCAGGTAGAACGCAGCTACGTGGTGGGCAACCTCAATCCCGAGACGATCAATCAGCTGGCCCATCTGCCCACCGGCCTTCGCATTCCATACCGGCCAGGTGTGGTAGCGCTTGCGGTAGGCCATCGCGTAGTTGGCCCAGGCCTTGAAGGTTTTGCAGGACTGGTCCTTTGGTCCTGGCATGTCGGCTGGGATTTCGCAGCGTGGCTCTTCGCCCCCTACAGGGATCAGTGCAACCACTTTTCCGGCAGGCTGGTTCGGCTCGTCCGAACCTTCCTGCGAACACTGACTTGTACCCTGATTGGTATCCTGATTATTGGTATCCTGATTTGTCGGATTTTTTTCCGACCTTGGCTCGGATTTTTTTCCGACCATGCTCGGATTTTTTTCCGAGGTAGATCGGATTTTTTTCCGACCTTTGGTGCCAGTTGGTGGGGTCGGATATTTTTCCGACCCATCAAGTTTCTGGTTCCACTCGGTGGCCTTCTCCGTCAGGCGGAACAGGGTGATGCTGGAGGTGCTGGAAAGCTCGATCAGGCCGACCTCTTCCAGGGCTTTCAGCATGCGGTAGGCGGTGTCAGGCTTGCCTGTAAGCAGCGGAAGCTCGTCGGTGATCTTGGCCTTGCTCAGGGCGAAGTAGATCCCGTCCGGCGTCTGCATAGGCTTAGCCCAGCTCGGGCAGCCGTAGACGAACGAGAACAGAAGCGCCTGCTGGGAGTTGAGCCCCCATTCCAAGGCCTTCACCTGGTTGATGGTGAGGGTGAACTGCATATCAAATACCCCCTTGGGCTTTTTCGCTGCGGCGCTTGTCGCGGTAGGCATAAACCTCTTCTAGGCCTTCCTCGATCTTCACGACCTCGCGGTCGAAGTAGGCCTGAGCCTGAATTTCTTCATCAGGAGGAAGCTCACCAGGGCCTTCAAGACCGTTCCAGATCCACTGCATGCCAGCGTCAGCGCCATGGCCGCGCTGCCACTCAATCACTGCGCCGCGCATGCCCAGCAGGGTTCGCCCGAACATCAGGTCCATTTCCTTTACTGTCATGCGCAGGTCTTGGTTCTCGGTCTTGAGCCTCCCTACCTCGGCCAGGAGGGCCCGTACGTCTCGCTCATGAAAAGCTGGCTCAAGCGATTCCCCGCCCCTTCTCATGCGGTCAATCAGTTCGAGTCTCTCCTGTACTTTTGCGGTGCTCATGCTGCCTCCAGAGGCAGGCGCTGCCCACGAATGCGCACAAGCTCATCAAGGTTCCAGTAGGCTGCTTCCATCGACACGCCAAGCGCGTTGTAGCCGCACCATTCGCAGTGCCAGAGGCCGCCCCGAGGACGCATTCTTGGCTTCATGCTGCACCCCGCACGGCCTTATCGTGGGTATGCAGACCGTCCCAGTTCTTCTTCATGGGCAGCTCGCCGGCCAGGTACAGCTCGTACAGGCGCACGGCGCCCTTGCGCAGCAGGATCGGCGTGAAGCTGATGAATGGCTCCCGGCCGTGCGGGGCGATCTCCTGCTGATGCTCGGTCATGTACTTGTCGCGGGCGTACGAGCCTACGCGCCAGCGGGTGCCGGACTTGCTCTCGTTGTAGAGCCAGTTTCGGCCTTCAAGGTGGTGACCGATCTGCATGACGTTGACCCCATTGAGGCCCTTGCAGAATTGGGTCGGGCTCATGCCCTCCTTGAACAGGTTCTCCAGGTGGTCGATCTTCTTGGCCTGGGCCTGGACTTCGACGGTCAGCAGCAAGCGCGCGTGTTCGGCAGCCTGCTTTTGCTCAACCTGGTCTGCCCAGGCGCGCGCGGCGGCGGCCGGGTTGGTGAAGTCGGGCAGCGTAGCCACCACCTGCCCCTCCAGCTCCTGCCAGCGATCGACCAGCGCCGCGGTAAATTCCGGGCACAACTGAGCAACAACGACGAAGCTGTCGCGCTTGTTGACCAGATAAACCTCGACAGGCCGGGATCCCGGGCCTTGGTGAGAGGTTTCCACCGACGGTGAAAAGCTCACGACGGCCTTTTCTTGAAGCCGTTCCATGGCTCGCTTCACGCTGTCATGCCGGGAGCCGACCAGATCGGCGATCTCCCGGGATGACATGCGCGCCACAGAATCGCGCTTGTCGTTTTGTGGCGCGAGCCTTGATAGGGCCTGTACACTGGTGGTCTGCATATGCATAATTCACCTCAGATGTTTTGTGTTTTGCAGAGAGCCGGGCCGCAATCCCGGCTTTTTTGTCTCTGCGATTTGGCGTCCCTTATGAGGGACTGGCGTCCGGGTCCCTAATTAGGGATCGGACGGTTACCTCGGCGCCGCGAACGGCACCACGTTGTTGCTCTTGGGCTTGCCCCTCATCGAGAGGAAGCGGGTGGCCATGCCGACGATCTGCGATGCAAGTTCGTCGGGGGTAAGGCCGGCCTCCTCCGCCCAGGCTTCCAGCTCCCGGAAGTCTGATCGGCGGAACTGCTCGACCTTCACGTCGTGCTGTACTGCTTCGTTTGCAGGCGACATTCGTCCTCCCCTGGACCCATTCAGGCCCCGGCCTTCTTCTCGTTGATCAGCGGCAAGTGGCCGTGCTCTTTCTTGAACGCCAGCGCGGCCAGGATGATTTCCCGGGCCAGCACGCTGTGCTGCGCCTTGAGCTCCAAGGCAAAGTCCTTGAGCTCGTTGAAGTCCTCGTCATCCAAGCGGACCTTGACCTGGTGGTCGTGGCGGTGGGCTTTGTCGTCGTAGGCCATCGGGTGATCCCCTGCGCGCTGGGTAAGTCGTTCGGGCTTATCAGTTACGTGTTAGGGCCGGTTCAGGCCCTGCGATGGAACGGTGTTACGGTTCCCCGCGGATTTCGGGGCTTCGTTCGGTTGGCCAGCTCTTTCCGAATCAGCTCAGCTGCGAGCGCATCAGGGCTTACACCCCTTCGTTCTGCCTCTCGCACCAGCTGCTCCATCAATCCCTGGTCCAATCCGATTTCTTCAATCGGCATGGGGCCTCCTACGGGCCTTCAGGCCACGTTCTGATCGCCGGTATTCTCCGAAGACAGGGCGGCCAGCTGAGCTTCCAGAAGCTCGCGACAGAGCACCGCTCGCTGGGTGCGATGAAACTTCGCCAGCGCCTGGATCAGTTCAAACGTGTCCTCGTCGACCCGGACCTTGATCTCGCGGTCGTGCAGGTGTTTGGGGTTGGCGTACATGCTTGGGTGGCTCCTTGCGGCTATGAAATTGGTTAAGCGGCTTCAGATGGATAGAGGTCCGGGCGCAGCTCATGCCGCGAAACGCCGGTTACCTTCTCGATAGGGAGTGCTTGGCGGGCTGGCACACCTCTGGATTTCCAATAGGAAACAGCCATTGGCGTAACGCCCAGAAGCTCGGCCAAGGCTTTGCCCGACCCGGCGGCGTGTATAGCGCGCTCCAGAGGTGTGATTTCCATAAACAGTCCGCCCTAGGCGAATAAACATATCTCAACAATACGTTTATTTAATAAACAGCGCAAGCCCGGTAAACTTTGTGTTTATGACGAATCAACATTCAGGCGACCGCATGCGCCAGAGAATGCGGAAAAAAGGGATGACACCCACTGAGCTGGCAGAGTCGATGGAGGTCAGCACGCAGACGATAAATAATTGGTTTTCCAGAGGAGTTCCTGGCAAATCGATACTGAAGGTTTCGAAGTTGCTAGGGGTTCGCCTTCCCTGGCTTCAGGATGGTGAGGGGGACGAGGAGTGGGCCCCCTGGACCTACGATGACAGTCATTACGACCGAATTACGTCGGCAAAATCTAACGCCGAGGTTCTTGGCCCTTTAGACGCTTGGGATGACGACACGCCCCTGGACGATGATGAGGTGTATGTGCCGTTCCTCAAGGAAGTGGAGCTGTCTGCTGGCAGCGGCAGGACCGTAGTTGAGCAGTCCCACAAGCAGAAGCTCCGCTTCGGCAAGCTCACCCTCCGTAAACAGGGCGTGCAACCAGAGGACGCCGTGTGCGTCACGGTAAGCGGAAACAGCATGGAGCCCGTTCTTCCTGACAAGAGCACTGTCGGGGTCGATCAAGGAAGCACTTCTGTAGTTGACGGAAAGATGTACGCCATCGATCACGACGGCCAGCTCAGGGTGAAAACGCTCTATCGCCTGCCTGGCGGCGGTATCCGCATGCGCAGCTTCAATCGCGACGAGCATCCGGATGAGGAATACACCGCCCAGCAGATGGCCGATCAGAATATTCATATCAAAGGAAAGGTCTTCTGGTCGTCAGTCCTCTGGTGACGGAACTTGATCAACTCACAAGGAGGTAGAATGCTTCGCTCGATTCAAAAGATGATCCTGGTAGCCGTCGTCGCGCTTCTCGCTGGATGCGCAGGAACCCCGTTCACGTTTGGCCAGGCCAGCCAGGTCAAGGTTGGCATGACCGAAGATCAGCTCTACGAGATCATGGGCAACCCATACATGGTCGTATCGCAGGAAGACGGCCAGCGCTGGGTGTATAGCCATGCCACGGCATTCAGCGGCGCCAAGTCTGTATCGTTCGAGACCAAGGACGGCAAGGTGTCCAAGGTTCCGTATATCCCCAGCGCCTACATCGCCAAGCCGAGCCCTGACGAGTAACAGCCGACCCCTTCTCAAGCCCGCCTAGCGCGGGCTTTTTTGTGCCCGCGATTCAGCGTCGGCGTTTACTCGATAAACATAAATAAACAAAAAGTGTTGACGTGTTTATAAACATCGCGTTTACTACGACCCATGCAGTCACTCACCAGGGACTGCGGAGGCCCTCAAGCCTCACCGCTCTTTAACAACCAGCGCAACAACCAACAGACCGCATTGCCTCTACCGGCGACCGGCGATCAGACAGCCCCGAAAGGCTGCCAACGACAGGGACAACCCTGTACGGCTGACGAAGGTGAAACGCCTAAACCGAGAGAACGACCCGGGCATGCAATGCGCCCCGCCACCCCGGCGGTAATGGGACAGAACGATTCACTGAAGCACCTGGGCGACCGGGTGCTTTGGGAATCCACTGGAGGAAAACGAAATGCCAAATTGGGTAACCAACAAGGTCAAGGCGCCGCAGGAAGTCATTCAGGCGATGCTGAATGAGGAAGGCCGGATCGACTTCGGAAAGATCATCAGCTTCGAGGGCGAGTTTCCATGGAATGGTGTGATTGGCGATGCTGAAACCGCTGCTGAGCATGTGCTTCGCGTGCCGGTCAGCGACCACCCGCTTGTTGGCGCCATGCAGTTGGAAAGCCGGAACCGCGTTGATCTGTCGAAGCTGAGCGATGAAAGCTTCGAACAGTTCGTGCAGATGCTGCGCAATCACCGGAAGACCGGCTTCATGCACAGCATGGACTTCGCCAGATCCGCCTGGGGCACCAAGTGGAATGCTTGCGAGCCGAAGGTCGATGGCCCTGAGTCGGCGAGCTTTGAAACCGCCTGGTCCTTCCCTGAGCCGATCTTCCTCAAGCTGAGCTCAATGTTCCCTGAGGCCACCATCGTGCTCACCTATGCCGACGAAGATATCGGCAGCAACTGCGGGACTGTGACCTTCAAGGGTGGCGAAGCGGTTTCTCGCGATGAGTCGGCTGGCTGGAACAGCATGTCAGAAGCTGACCAGCAGAAGTGGCAAGCCTTCGCTTACGAGGTGAAGGGCTGGGAGTCTGAGCCAGACGAAGACTGACCAACCAGCGCCACGTCAGCCTGACGTTAACTGCCCGATGCCTTGCCCCCATCGCAGGCTGCATCGGAGTGTGAACTGAATCCTGCCGCCAAGCAGCACAGCTTCTATCCAGCGAGATCGGGAGGAACGAACACCGGTCGATGCAAAGATTGGCTCCTGCCAGTTCACACCCCGATGCAGTTTTCATCGATTTAAAACGCATCACCGTAGGCCTTATGCAAGTTAAGGCTCACCGCAGTAAAGATTAATCGACGTACACGCAGGCGAATCCGGGGCCTACCCGGCCAGACCAGATGCATGTGAGGTAGCGCTCACCGCCTGCACCAAAGCACTGAGCTGATCAGTGAGGTCGCCCCGCCATAAGCGGCCTGTTCTCCAACCCTAATCCCGGCGGGTATCAGCAACGGGAAGTGCTCGATGTTGCAAGCGTCGAGCAAGGCAACCGCTGCGCTAACAGCGGCTCTCAATCACCTGCCTGCAGTGAGCCACCAGCAGGCCCGATGTTCCTTTAGCGGGGTTCATCGGAAAGCGCATGGAATCGTCCGGATCATATGTCGTTACCGGTCATGCGCTTCCCAATGCATCCCGCATCCCCTTCCCTTCACTTCGACCGCATTAGGCAGGCGCCAGGCCACCTTTCACGGTGGGTTTGGTCACCCGCGCCTGGCTCCTGGCCAATGCGGTTGCCACACGAGCAAACGAACATGAGCGAACTCGGATATTGCGAGGGCGATAGCTGCGGCCGTGACGGCTGCGTGGGCGTCATCGAATCGCACAAGGTAGTGAATTGCAGTTGCCACATATCACCACCTTGCGGAGCTTGCACTGCACCGCGCGGCTACTGCGAGGCCTGCGGATGGGAGGAATCGGAAGACCCGCCGCCGGCGCCAGAACCTTACAAGGGCAAGCCATGGCAGCCGCCGGAGCCGCGCCCGCTGGACCCCAGCAAGGTCGATTGGCGGTTCGTGCCTCACACCAACTTCTCGATGATCAAGGAAGGGGTATATCCGCTGCACATGACTCGCGAGGAGGTTGAGCGCGAGGTCATTGGCACCTTCGGCGGCCGCTTCGAGCAATTCGGCAACGGCCGCTTCAAGTACATCGCATACACCGACTGAACCCACCACCTGGAGGCGACCATGAGTCGCGAGCATGAACTGTACGCGGACAGCGCCCAGGCGCGCGAGGTCGACCGCCAGTACCAGCTGTTTGGTGACACGTCCTGGGCAGACCACCTCACCTCAACGCAGGCAAGGGCTAACAACCAGGCCTGGAACACGATGATCCGTGAGCGCGACGAGCGCCAGCGGACTGAAAGCCGCCGGGTGATCGCCTCGGCGCTCGACAAGATGGAAGCCATGTGCGGCACAGGCGCCGCCCGGAGGACAGTATGAACAGAGGCACACGCCAAGAGGTTGTGGCCATCATCGACTCTCGCTTCGAGGCGATTGACGCCTCATTCAGTGAGGGCCTGCGCGGTGAGCTGATGATGGCGATCGACCTGGCCGGGCTGACCGGCGCAATCGACCTTCCCAAGCAGCGCAGCTACACGGAGCGCTTGAACCGGGCGATCGCCCGCAACAACGAAGCATGGCTGGAAGCGAACGGGAGGGTGGCATGAGTACCGCGCTTGTGAAGTCCCTCATCGACGAGCAGCTTGAGCAAATCGAGCGCACCTTGGCCGTGATCAGCTTTGGCATCCCTTTCAACGAGACCATTGGGCTCCCGCGCGACATACCGGTCGCCAGCCTGAAACGCCAGCTGAGTGCGACCATGAAGGGTCGGCGAATCGCTGTCAGGGTGCGGCCATGAGCAACTACCAGCGCGCCCGCCGCATCGCAACTTGGCGTGGCTCATTCCTCGCCCTCTCCTTCTGCACCGGCTGGCTTCTCCTGAGCGCCTGGGCCGGCTGCATCACCCAGTAACCACACATTTCAGCGCCGGCCGCATGCATGGCGCGGGAGATTCGCATGTCTGAAATTCACGTAGAGCTCGATCAGAAGGTAGTCGGCCTTACACCGGCCATCCTGGCCAAGGCGTTCTGGGCCATGGAGGACACCCAGCAGGCCAAGTTCTTCGATGAGTTGGCCAAGGTGATCGAGGCCGATCACGTCAAGAATCCCAGTTCCTACAGCTACGGCGAGCTGCAGTGGTGCTACCTGAAGGACGTTCTGCGCCGGCCGGGCATGGAGCGCGCCAACAAGATGCACATGGCCTTATCAGCGTTCGCCTTCGACTTCTGGTCGCGCAAGCCTGACGGCGCACGGGAGGGGCTGTGAACACCACTCCCCGCCTGGCCGCCCAGCTCGACTGGATGACGGTCGGAGCGTTCTCGCCTGAGCGGTACCAGGGCGAAGAGCGCAAAGAGTACGAAGACGAGGCCGCTCGCATTGAGCGGCAGTGGGACAACCAACCGAGCTGAGGTGCCACATGGCAACCGTAACCCTGATCCTCGGCAAGTCCGGGGCTGGCAAGAGCGCATCACTGCGCAATTTCAAGCCTGATGACGTGGCCCTGGTCCAGGTCATCAAAAAGCCGCTTCCCTTCCCTGGCTCCAAGGCATGGAAGTCCTATGTCACCGACAACTGGGTCAAGGTGATTGGCGCCTGCCGCCAGACCAAGCGCAAGGTGATCGTTATCGACGACTTCCAGTACATCCTGGCCAACGAGTTCATGCGCCGGAGCGAGGAGAAGGGGTTCGACAAGTTCACCGAGATCGGCCGGCACACCTGGAACATCTTCGAAGCGCTGCTCAGCCTGCCCGACGACGTTCGCGTCTACATCCTCAGCCACACCGAGGAGACAGACGCCGGCCAGATCAAGATGAAGACTATCGGCAAGATGCTGGACGAGAAAATCACCTTGGAGGGAATGGTCACCATCGTCCTGCGCTCGGTGGTCAGTGACGGCCAGCACCTGTTCAGCACCCGAAACAACGGGTCGGACACCACAAAGGCCCCGATGGGCATGTTCAACGAGGCGATGATCGATAACGACCTCGCCTTGGTCGATGCCGCGATCTGCGAGTACTACGACCTCACCAACACCACTCAGGCCGCATAGGAGCCTTCTGAATGTTCAACCTGGACGCAAATGCCGCGCGCTCCGCGGACAACAAGTCAGCCTTCATTGATGATGCTGGCAAGTTCATTGGCGAGTTCCTGCGCGCCGAGTACATGGAAAAGCAAGAAACGGGGTCGACAGGTATCGGCTTCACCTTCAAGAGCCGCGACGGTGCCGAGGCCACTTTCTACCTCAACCTGACCTACCAGCACGGCACCCGCAACGAGGGCGGCTACGCGATGATGAACGCCATCATGGCCTGCCTGCAGCTGCGCACCGTAGGGGCGCCGCAGCCAACCCAGTTCGAGAAATGGAACAACGACACCAAGCAGCGTGAGCAGGTAACCGCGCCCGGCTTCCCTGAGCTTCTGAAGAAGCCGATCGGCCTACTCATCCAAATGGAAATCGAGAAGAACAGCCAGACCGGAATGCCTCGGCCGATCATCTACGCCCCCTTTAGCGCAGAGTCGGAGAAGACGGCGTCCGAGATTCTCGACCCCCGCTGCACCAGCCCAGCCAAGCTGGAGAAAATGGTTCAGCAGCTGATGAAGAAGCCGGTCCATGACCGTCGACCGAAGTCCGCCCAAGTGGCCGGCGGATACGCCCAGCCCGACAACTACGACTACGGCGCCCCGCCAGACTTCTCGGACGATATCCCGTTCGATTGACCGCTGGTCAGTAGCAACAACGCTGCTGATACCCCCCTTCTTCTTGCGAAACGGACCTCATATGACCGCCTATATTTTCGACTCTGAAACCACCGGACTGAACAACCCGGAACTGGTTGAGGCTGCATGGCTGCAGATCGGCGCCGGCCTGACAGTAACCGGCGAATTCCTGCAGCGATACAAGCCGTCCAAGCCAATTGAACTCGGCGCCCTGGCCACCAGCCACATCCTGGACGAAGAGTTAGTCGACTGTCCGCCGCACGCTTCTTTCAAGCTGCCTGAAGACGCCACCTACCTGATCGGTCACAACGTCGATTACGACTGGGGTGTCATCGGCAAGCCAGAGATCAAGCGCATCTGCACCGCAGCGCTGAGCCGCGCGCTGTGGCCTGATGCCGACACCCACACACAGTCAGCCATGATCTACCTGCATTACCGTTCGGAGGCTCCAGAGCTTCTGCGCAACGCTCACGCTGCCCTGGACGACGTCAAGAACTGCCGTCGCCTCCTGGCAGCCATCTTCACGACCCTCAAGGCGCAGCTGGGGCGGTCGGTGGCCAGCTGGGAAGAGCTTTGGGAAATCTCCGAGGCAGCACGAATCCCAAAGGTTATCCGCTTCGGCAAGCACGCCGGCTCGAAGATCGAGGACATCCCTCGCGACTACAAGCGCTGGCTGCTCGGCCAGGCCGACATCGATCCGTACCTGCGGAAAGCACTGGAAAAGTAAGCCATGCCACTCGCCACCATCCTCGACCTGCTCCAGCGCCGAAAGGAACTGGAGCAGAACCTGCAGTTGCTTTTCAACCGTAGCTGCCATTGGAGCCGCGCCGTACGTGTGCGCGGCGCGGCCACCATCGAGAACCTGACTCAGCAGTTGTTCGAGATCACCGAGCAGATCGCCTCGGTGCGCGCGGCATGAGGCGGCTCAGCACCCTCGTCCGCCAGCGCCGGCGGCAAGAACAGTTCCACCTGCCGCCCAGCGGCCTCACGGAGCACGGACATGCAGAAAGCACCCTCTGGAGTGGTAACCCTGCCGGCCTGGATGAATCGGCCGGTCAAGAAGCTGTACAACACCCGCAGCGGCGGCCAGTACCGGCCTGACGATGTGGCCCTGGCCTTCGCGCTGAGCCTGCGGGAGCACGACAGCGCCGATCACCTGCGCAGGCTGGCCCGGCGCCTGGTCGACAAGGTCTGCCTGGAGCACCAGCCGAACATGAAGCGCCTGGCGCGCGAGCCTGACGACGCCAAGGTGTTCGACGCAGCGCTCAAGATCATCAACCGGGTGTGCGACCTGCTCGACATCGGTCCGGGCGCCACCTTCGTGCGCAATGGAGGCGATGATGGCAAAGACGCAGAAGCAGCGTGACGACGATCGCCGCGCCAATGAAGCAAAAGCCATGGTCGAGGATTTGCGCATGAAGGCCGGGAAAGGAACCCGGCAGGCCCTGGCTGAAATCATGGAGTGGGCCGACGTGCAGCAGAACGGCGAGGCCATGACGCTCATGATCCACCGCATCCATGAATTAGGGCCTGAAGCGGCCCGCCATTTCCTCAGTGCGCCGCGCCACGAAATCGTTGTGTCGGATTTTGTGGCGCGACGACTCGACCAATTCCGCATCGGCCGCGAGCTACGCGCCCCTGACCTGATGCTCGGCGACGACCCGGACGACACCGGCCTGCTGTTGCTCGCCAACGCCTGACCCGCGCTGCCCGCCAGCGCCTTCCCCTATTCAACGATAACGCCTCCCCGGCGAGGGCGGCGCCTGCCTGGAGATCACTATGACCACATTCGCAGTGTTCGGCATGACCCGTGATGTAGCGCTGGCCGAGGCCAAGAAGCGCGTAAAAACCAGCAAGCCTGGCAAGCCGGGCGGACCCTCAATCCAGCTGACGCCCGCTCAGTGGGAGGAGGCAGTGGCGAAGTACGTCGAAAAGCTCATGAGCGGCGAGAAGGTGAAGCAGCTCAGCAACATGTTCGACGCCCCCCAGTACGCCCAACAGTTCATCGACCTGGCCAAGCGTTCCGGGGAATGCCGAGACCTGCGCATCCGGGCCCGTTGCGCGATGACTGACGCGAAGGGCAATCCCATCATGAACCCTAAGACCAAGATGCCAAGGATCGGTTGGTCCGACTGGCAGCCTGAATCGAAAGCCGCCTGATACGGAGTTGCCCATGCCCACAGAAAACCGATCCAGCAACACCGAGATGGTCAGCGACCTGCTGCCATGCCCGTTCTGTGGCGAGAAGCCACAAATCACAAAGCATCACCGGGAAGACATCTACAGCTTCATGCACCGCTGCCAGGTACTCGGCCCGATCAGCTGGGGCTTCCGTGAAGATCAGCAAGCGCACATCGAAAAATGGAATGCCCGAGCCCAGCCAGCCCAACAGCCCCACCCCGAGCCTATAGCCTGGATGGTTGGTACTGCCATCTGGTGGACCAAAGAAGAGGCAGAGCGGGATGCTGCGGCGACTGGGCTGCCGATTGTTGGCCTGGGGCCGATGTCCGGCGTAGCGCCTTCCGAGCAGAATCAGGGCGAGCCCTATGGCTGGGCTCACGACGAAGGAAAGGAGTTCACCACTCATGCCGATCATGCAAGCGATTTGCAGAGAGAGGGCATTCAGATGCTACCGCTCTACACCCACGCCGAGCCTGCCGAGGTTGAGCGGCTGCGCCTGGAGCGCCGGCGAATGGATCAGGCGTTGTCAGCGTGCGCGAACGAGCGCGACGCCCTGCGCGCCCTGTTGGTCGAAGCGCTAGCCTTCCTTGATGAAGCCTACAAGCATGACATCGGAACGCAGCTTAAGCGCGAGATCAAGGCCTTTTACCTATCCGCCAGCGTAGAGCCGAGCGCGCCAGTTCTCAAGCGGCACCATGACGTGACGATGTTTCAGCGCGGAGAAGCGAAACCGTGAAGACGCATTTCGCACCATTCACCGACCTGGATGACCTTGAGCAAGCGCCGTGCGGCACCTGGCTAGGGCAATCCTCCGAGCTGTCAGGCGACTGGGCCATGGTCGATTGCCGACTCTGCAAGAAGCGCCGAGCAAGGATCATCGCAGCCGCAGCTGATGAAGAGCAATTCATCGTTGAGCAGATGGGCCACATGGCAGCTTCATGCGCTCTGAATGCTCGGCGGAGCACATTTGTACTCCACCAGGCATTGACCTCTCTTCCCACTAGTTCGAGCAGGCGACCTGGTCGAATTTTGGTTGAGGATCAGTGGCGATCCGGCGAGCCCGACCAACACCCCAAGCCAAAGCCCTAGTCATGGATTCACCAGGGCGGGAATCGAACGCCTCTTCATGCAGAGCCATACCGCTTGCGGCATATACCCCAATGAACATCTGCGTGTCACCTGTCCGCGACAGTCGCACCTGGACATCAATAAGTGTTCCGTCATCAAGCGTTTCGTCATGAGTCCTATGGTGAAGCGTCGGGTCAGCCCAAGACCAAAAAACATCACCGCGAATTCTCATGTCGACCTCCTACGACTTTGGTTGTATGTGATGGAGAACCTTCACCTTAGCGAAAGCGAGGCGAGACGCAATCGCGGTTCCCAAGATTGTGAACTGAATCGGACCACCGGCCGATTTTCTTGTGCAAAAACAGATTCTTGTACAACTTACTGCCGCGATATGGCGGCCAAGGAACCCCCGTGCTCGACGCAAACATCCACGAATCCCTCAACGTCCTTACCGCAAGCCAGTTGGCCATGCTGCTTGTCATGCGCAAGGGCCTCCAGTTCGGCTACGACTACACGTTTACCGACGATGATGGGCAGTCTACCGACATCGATCTGGCCTTCCTGGCTGCGGCACCTGGCGAGCTGCTCGAGGTTCTTTTCGAAGAAAACGAGCATGACGATGCCATCAACGAGGTCCGCTACGAGGCTGAAGCAGTAAGTGGTATCCCCGAGTGGTGCCACTACAGCTGGGGTAGAAACTACGAGGTCGACGTAAAGGCCTTCATCCTGCCCGATGGTCGTGCCCTGGCCTTCTGCGAGATGAGCGGCGGCGGCAAGCACGGCGAGCCGAATGCCTACCCGTGGGTGAATGAGGCCAAGTTCATCAAGGTCACCGGCGTCGAGGAACGGGTCATCAAGACGTACCAGTTTGAGGAAATAAAAGACGGTGCTGAGGTGGAGCCATGACCCGCCTCGCCCTCTGCCTCCTGCTGCTGGCCACCGGCGCCAGCGCAACCGAGAACGTCATCAACGTGCAGCACGACAGCCAGCGCGGCGTCACCTGCTACCTGCTCAACGGGGTCGGCATCAGCTGCATACCCGACAGCCAGCTGCAGGCCGGCAACCAGCGCCAGCTCTCCCCGCACGAAACACAACCCGAACTTACACCCGCACTGGCGCCTGGGCGCTGGATTGATGAGAGGTATCAGCTGTGAGCGAAGCCAAAGCAAAGCCTGAGCTGAGCGCCTGCGGGTACTCGATCAATGACTGGGAATGCAGGCCAGGCGGCTACCTGTTCGATGCGGGTACCGGCGAGGGCTACGACCCGCAAGACTGCTCCTACCTGTGTCCGCATTGCCGCACGCTGGATTATCTGGAGTCGGCCAAGGAAGAAGCCGAATCGGTCTCCAGCTATGGCGGAACCGGAGGAAGCGGAACAGGCCTGACCATTTGGATGGCGGCAGAGCGCCAGGCTCTAGAGGCGAACCGCCCGGCTGCGCTTGAGGCCCTGGCCAGTCTTGGCCCTGTACACGCCTTGGATGACGACGAAGTCGTCTTGTGCAACACGCAGCAGGAGCAGCCATGACCGACCTGATGGAAGTGAAGACGGCCGACCTGGCCGGCGAGGCGCTGGGATGGGCTGTCGGTCAGGCGGAAGGCCTGGACATGTTCCTGGCCCCGCCGCAGTACGGCAACCCTTGGCGAGTGTTCGCCCGGTACCAGGCCACGACCACCGAGCACACCAAGCGCTACAACCCGTGGGAAGACTGGGCGCTGGGCGGGAAGCTGATCGAGAAGTACCAGGTTTCGCTGTCGCCACCGACAAGCGCCGTGCACCGCAACTTCGGCTACATGGACAAGCGCAACGGCTACTACGAGTCGGGCCTGTGGAGCAGCACGATCTTCAGCAAAGAGCGAAAGTACCGGCGCACCGCGCTCCACCATCCCAACAACCCACTGATTGTCGCCATGCAGGCGATCGCCCAGTTTGAGCTCGGCGATATCGTCCAGGTGCCCAAGGAGCTGATCCCATGCCCAGCATGATCAAGGTTTCAACCTGCGACCTGGCCGGCAAGGCGTTGCTCTGGGCCGTTGAACTGGTGGATGGTCCGTTGCCGGCCGAGGCCGGCCAGCTGCAACTGTCGCTGGGCGACCAGGTCATCGACGACGCAACCGGCGAGCACCTGATCCAGAAGCATGGCATGTGGATTGAGCGCGGGCACAGCTGGCCCTGGCTGGCCTGCGTCTCGGGCCATCCTCTCGACCGCCAGCCCGGCGATACCCGGGCAGAAGCTGCAGCCCGCGCTGTCGTGCACCACGCCCGCGGCGAAACCGTCAGCGTACCGCAGGAGCTATGCCTATGAACCTGATCGACTGCTACGTCACGAAGATCCTCGGCGAGCCGTACCGCAAGTTCGGCCACTGGTGGGTATCGGCCGAGTACGAATCGGAAGGCCGCCCAGGCAAAACCCAGCTCATGTTCCGCACCGAGGAAGCCGCACGGGCGGCTAAGGTCGGATATCACTTCACGGCCTGAAAGGCACGGAGACCACCATGGCGAATGCCACTGCAGCAAAACCATCAAGCATTCAGCCGCGGTTCATCCGGTTCGGCGATGCGCCAGGGTATCTCGGCATGTGTCGGGATGAATTCAACAAGACGGTCAGGCCCTGCGTGCGGGAATTCCCCATTGGCAAGCAGGGCGTAGCCTTTGATCGGCAGGAGCTCGACGAGTGGGCCGACGCCTACATCGAGGCAAAGGCGATTGAAAAAGCCACCGGACAGGACAACAATCGGCCCCGCAGCGAGCGCCGAGGAGATGATACATGGCGCGAAAAACGATCACCGGCCTCTACGAGAAGGGCGGTGTCTGGCAAATCGACAAAGTCTACAAAGGGGAGCGAATTCGAGAGAGTACTGGAACTGGTGACCGGGAAGAAGCAGAGCAGTACTTGATCCACAAGCTCGAGCAGATGCGTCAACGGAAGGTCTACGGCGTTCGGCAAGTGCACACCTGGGAGGAGGCGGCAATGCGCTACCTTCTTGAGGTCAAGGATCAGCCATCCATTCACCTCACTGCCTTGTGCATGAAGCAGCTTCACCCATACCTGGGCCACCTGCCGCTGACGCACATCGATGACCAGGCGCTGGAGCCGTTCATCAGGGATCGGCAGACAGAAAAGGTTCTGCCGGATGGGACCATTGAAAAGGCCGTGAGCAATCGGACGATCAACATCGCTATCGAACGCGCGGTCCGGGTTTTAACGCTCTGCGCCAGGAAGTGGCGAGACGATGATCGCCGGCCATGGCTGGACAGTGTACCCATGCTGAGGAAGCTCGAAGAGAAGAAGTCGAGCCGCAAGCCCTACCCAATGTCATGGGAAGAGCAGTCGATCCTTTTCAACGAACTGCCTGGTCACCTGCAAACGATGGCCCTCTTCAAGGTGAACACGGGCTGCCGGGAGCAAGAGGTGTGCAAGCTGAGGTGGGATTGGGAGATATCGGTGCCGGAACTGGGAACCAGTGTTTTCCTGATCCCTGCTGACTTCGGCGGGAGACACGCCCGATCGGGCGTAAAGAATGGCGACGAGCGCCTGGTGGTGCTGAACAACGTGGCCAAGTCGATCATTGAAAGGCAGCGCGGGATCAGCAAGGAATGGGTATTCCCATACAACGGCACCGCGATGCACCGGATGAACGACTCGGCATGGAAGAAGGCACGGGTGAGAGCGGCGAAACTCTGGCAGGAGGAAAACCTTCGCCCCGCTCACCCTGGATATGCCTCGATCAGGATTCACGACTTGAAGCACACCTTCGGTCGACGACTGCGGGCAGCAGGCGTTACTGAAGAGGATCGGAAGTCACTGCTCGGGCACAAGAACGGCAGCATCACCAGCCACTACTCCGGCGCTGAGCTGGGCAAGCTGATTGAGGCTGCGAACATGGTATCAACAACTGACTCTCGCGGGCCGGTGTTGACGATCTTGAAGAGGAAAATCGGATGAAGTCCCGAAAAACTCCCCGCATGCAAAAACGACAAAGCCACCCGAAGGTGGCTAAGTCGTTGAAATATATGGTCGGGACGGAGTGATTCGAACACTCGACCCCTTGCACCCCATGCGCTTATTCAGTGTATTTCCATGGAATGCTGTAGCCCGTCATGGATAGCCTACAGGCTAGTAAATACAATGCCTACAGACTATATTGTGATCTATTCCGGTCCACCAACATCCACCCTTAGCCAAGCGATTCGGTGGGGCAAAAGTGGGGCAAAATCCCAAGGCAATCGTCCTTGGCTAGGGGTAGACATTGGCAAAGATCACAGTGAAGCAACTCGAAGCACTCACGCCCGCCGATGATGGCAAAACGCTCCGTGAAGAGGGTGGCCTGACCGCCAAAGTTCGTGCAGGTGTGCGCGGCGTTACAGCGTTGTTCCGCTATGAGTTCAAAATGGGCGGAGCCAAACGCGATCAGCGCCTGGGCAGCTGGCCAAAAAAATCGCTAGCGCAGATTCGTGCTGAGCGAGACGATGTGAGAGCAAGCGTTACTAAAGGTATAGAACCCGCCATTGCCCGAAAGGCAGCTAAGATCGAGGCTCAAGCTGCGGTCGCCGCAACCATTGCTGAAGCCGAACGTCAGGCTGCAGAAAACAAGACGGTCACCGAACTTTTTGAAGAGTGGATGCGCGACGGGGTATCTCGCCAGGACGGTAACGCAGAACTGCGTCGCAGCTTTTCCAAAGACGTGCTACCAGCTATTGGCGATAAACCACTGCGAACCATAACTGAAAAAGACCTGCTCGGCGTGCTTCGCTCGGTCAAATCTCGGGGGTTAAACCGTACCGTCGTTATCCTCAGCAAGGACATAGGTCAGATGCTGCGATGGGCCGAAAGGCGCAAACCATGGCGTACTTTGATGGTCGACGGGAACCCCGCCGACCTGGTTGACGTCAACAAACTGCTTGATCACGATTATCAAGAGCAGCGCGACCGTCTTCTTTCCATTGGCGAAATCCAAGAGCTGCAACAGATTTTCACACAGCTAGCGCGTGAGTACGACAACCTGCCCACTGGTCAAAAATACTCCGGTATCCGACCGGTAAATTCTCGTGTGCAATGCGCAGTCTGGATATGTCTCAGCACGCTCTGTCGTATTGGTGAACTGCTGAAAGCCGAATGGCGATATGTTGACTTGGAAAAGGGCACTTGGTTTATCCCCGCAGAAGCCACCAAAGGACACAAAGGCAGACGGCAGGATCACCATATATTTCTATCAACATTCGCGCTGAGGCAGTTCAAACGTCTTAGGCAAGAAACCGGTCACACCTCCTTCTGCTTCCCCAGCAAAGACGAAAACAGTCATGTAGATACCAAAACAGTAAGTAAGCTTATCGGAGATCGGCAATGCCGTTTCAAAAATCGCAGCAAGCCTCTATCCGGCCGCCATCACGACGACTCTCTGGTGCTCAGCCAAGGGAATAAGGGTGAATGGACTCCGCATGATTTACGTCGTACTGGCGCGACAATGATGCAGGAGCTCGGTGTAACACTGGAGATCATTGATCGCTGCCAGAATCACTTGCTGGGTGGCTCAAGGGTACGCCGACACTATCTGCACTATGACTATGCCAAGGAAAAGATTGAAGCATGGAGCATGCTGGGAGAGCGCCTTGAATTCATCCTTCGAGCGACAGCGACTGAAAACTATCAGGAAGTAAACGGAGGGGGAAACACTACTCGCATCGGGCCTGCGAACCGTCGAAAGTGA